ATCTTCAATAAGTGCTCCTGCATTAAGTGGATCTTTCTACGGAGACGGATCTAAACTCACTAATATCTCTAATTCAGCTCTATCTGCTAATTTATCTATTACAAGCTCTATAAGTGCTCCTTCCTTAAGTGGTTGGTTCTATGGAGATGGAAGAAATCTTACTAATATCTCTAATTCAGCTTTATCGGCTAATTTATCTATAACATCTTCAATAAGTGCTCCTGCATTAAGTGGATCTTTCTACGGAGACGGATCAAAATTAACTGGTATAGCTGCAAGTAATATAACTTCGTATTTGCCACTTAGTGGTGGAACAATGACTGGTCCATTATATACAATCGGAAATACGTCTGGTATAGTTCCGGTTTGTATAAAATCCTCAACTTTTAATTTCTTAGGAGCAATTAATTCGTTTATAAAATTATATGATGTTCCTGCTGGATATACATTTGTTGCTTCTACTTGGTCAATATACATAACAAATGCTGCTGGAGCTTGGTCTGCCGGAGCAACTATGCCTTTAATAGATATTACAAACTCTACAGGTTCTCACTTGGCAGGATCGATGCCATTCAGAGGAAGTGGAAATACATATGTAACAAATTCTACTGATCTGCAAACCACATTTGGTGGTCTTCAAACGGTAAGTACTGATATAGTAAAAGCTAAAATAACAACAGCAGGTAATAATACAGGATATACTAGTCTTAGTGGTATAATTATAGTTAATGGTTATTTAATTAGCTAAATTCAACTTGTAATTAGTTTCATTTTTGAAGGTTGGATATAAGTATTTACAGTGGAAAACGTACTTCTCAAAAATGCAGCCAAAATTAGCATACCTGTTGATAGTTTAAATTCTCCTTTATCGTTTTTAGAGTGGAAACAGCAGGTTCAGTCTATTCCTGATACGGATTTATCTTTCCACTACAATCAATACATTTTAAATTGGTTTAACACGCATCAAAATCAACCAGTATCTCAAAAATTTCTTCTTAGACAAAAGTATCTATATCTTTTACAACAACTTCAAACGTTCTTTACAGAAGACGAAAAAAACAATTGGTATAATCAAATTAACTTTTCGGATGAAAGAGAGTTACTGCTTGCTATTCCGTATTTTGCAAAAAAACTGAGAGATGTTGCAATTTATTATTTAGATTTACGTAAAAGACTCAAGTATACAAAATTAAAATACAATAGAGTTGGAACTAAGACTGCTCTTGAGCATGAAATCTGTTCTTACCTTTTAAATGCACTAGCTCCTTCTAAAAAAGAATTTGTTCCTCAACTGTTAAGTGCGTTTCCGACATTTCCTGAGATACAACAATCACTAGTTGTTACTGTTGACGAATTGTATGATGACAACCAATACTTTGATAGATCTCCTACTGCTCCGTTATCAAGTTATGTAAATGTTCTTGATCAAGCTACAACTAGCTTTTTTCAGACAAAAGGTCTTGTATTGTCATCAGACGAGTGGATTTTCAAATCCTTCGACTTTCCTCTTTCTGCTGACATAAATTCTTTTGTTAATAGATTAACAGGAAATGTTTTTGAACAATCCGATGTAAATCTTTACGGTAGTTTTATTCAAGAGTTCTTAGGAGAAGACAAATATACTGTAACATTACAAAACGCTTTAACGTCTTATTATGTTAGTAATTTTACAGTATCTGCTGGAGATAATTCATTTTACTTTCCATCAGGTGTTGTTAATCCATCTTATTCAATTGGTGGTTTATTAGCTCCGGTTGCTCTAAGTTCAATAACATTTGCTGGCGCTTCATCTGGTACAACTTTAAGTTCATCAGATAGCATTTTTGTTAAATCCGGAAACGTTACTAAAGGAGCTTGGTATAGATATATTGATTACGATTATGATAGTACCGCAGTAATGTCATCTCATATAGCTCACAACGATATAACTACTTTTATATTTCCTTATCCAGGTTATGGCTTATCAGCTCAAGATGCTCCGTGGACTGGAGCCAGCGTTTCTTACAGCGAAGAGTTTCCTTATCTTACACCAGCTCTCAAAGCATCTGTTCTTCAGAGTTATTGGTCAAGTAGTTTATCTGCTCATTCGTGTTTAGATGTTTTGCTTAATAATACAACATTAGCAGACTCTGGAGCCACTCCAAGTAAAAACTTTTCATTAGCTGATAAAATATATCTCAGAACAAGAGATTCTTCATTTAATACTAACAATCCACACGGAACGTTAAGTGGAGCTTGGTTATATGCTTTTACAAAAACTGCTATTCCTGTTTCGATAGTTAACCCTACAGTTATATTATGGCCATATGATATCTTAGATACAACGTCAACAACGCTATCTAGTGCTGTACAAAATTTTAACTTTACAGGAATATGTAAATCAACTCCTCTTCAAGATATAAACACTTCGTTTTTTATAGCTGGTTCGTCAATAGACTATGCTGATAAAATTTATAAACTAAGATATTTTACTGACGATACTTCTAAAGCTTTAGAATGTGCATGGCTATCTGGAGGGGTTATTAGTTCTCCATCTTACAATTATGTTGCACAAGATGGTCTTACCATGCATTTGTCTGCAGGAACTATAACAAGATTTGTTTGGACTGGTAGTGATAATACTCCGCTTTCGAGTGTATTCACATATATTAACCATCAACAAGATTGTCCTCTTGCTAGTACATATACACTTGATTGGACACAATGTACTTGTAAACAAACGCACTATTCTCCATTTGGTCATCCTGGAATTAATTTTACAGACTTCAACGCTCAAGCAGACTTTATAGCTTTAGATGTATTAAACGACTTAGGATCATTTGATCTTGGTTCGTGGAAAGATGCAAATGAAAATGGTATTACCACATCTCCTTCGTTTGCATGGTATAGTACTATAAACAACAGCTTAAGCACAACGTGGGGATACGGACAGTGGACTTCGTTAACACCTACTGCTAAAACCGATCCTGTAACCAAACAAACTTCATATACACCAAACGCTTCGACAATGGTACTACGTAGCGGTCAGAGTTACTTTTATGGAAGAACAAATGCTAGATTGACCAATACAAACTTTCCTCCGTATGTTGTTTTAAATAAATTTAATACTAATAATACAACGTGGATTGGAGCTCGTTATAATGCTGCTAAGTCTGCTTGGGTTTCTACAGACGTTCCTTCTCAGTTTAATTTAAATCCAGGAGATTTTATTACTTTTAGCAAACAAGTAAGTACAACAAATTTTTATGTATCAGCTCAACCATTTCCTATCAATTCGACAAATCAAGGAAGTATATGGGCAACGTACGATTCGATTGCTTTAAGTGATAATTCTCTTCTTAATCAAACTGTAATAACTTGGCCAGACCAAGCAGATAATACACCAAACAATCAGTATCCTCCTATCACGCTTGTAGATCTTCTAGCTACTACAATAACGAACGTGAGTGCATCAGATTATCCATATTTGCCTACTTACTTTCCGGTTAATGCATCCGTTCCTACTACAACACCATATCCAACTACAGTTATTTCTAATGCTCAAACACTTTCAGCAGAATTTCCGTATTCTCCTGGAAATGCAATATCTTACTTTGTCGTACCTCCACATGTAACTAGCATATATTTTGAAATAGTTGGTGGTGGTGGTGGTGGCGGTTCAGGCGTTTGTACTTCTGAGTTTTATGGTGGAACTGGCGGTGGTGGCGGTGCTGGTCAATTAAAGCAAGGAAACATTCCAGTTACTCCTGGAGAGACGATAAAGTTTACTATCGGAGCAGGTGGTGTTGGTAGTAGTAATACTCCATATTCTAGTACAACTGTAGCCAATAATATTACTAAATCGTCAAACGGTGTAAACGGTAAACCAACTACTTTAATTGCAAAGAGTGGAACTTATACAGCTGCAGGAGGTATTGGAGGTGGAGGAGCTTGGGTTTCAGCTTCGTCGACAGTTAAGGGAGCACTTATTGGCAATGCAGGTGCAGGAGGATTAAACGGAGATGGTTCTCAGTCTGGTCAAAGTGGTACATCAATCAATCCATCTGTTTTGTTTCCAATATACGGTGGACAAGGAGGTACAACTCCAACAGCTACGTATCCGTTTACAACTGACGGAATTGGTCAAGGAGGAGCTGGAGCAGATGCTGTTGGTGGTTCGTATACAGACGGATCCGATGGTTCTGGTGGTGGAATTATAATATACTATACTATACCTTCAATTATACAAACAAATACGCCAACTGTATATTCTACTAATACCCCAACACCTAATCCTACATTTACTCCAAATGCAAATAACGTAGGAGTAGGAGGAGTATTAAGATGGAATATTGTCAATGCTCAAACATCAGCTACACAAGCATTCTATAATCAGAATTCTATTACATTCACACCATCTATTACTGGAACGTATTATATTGAAGTAACAGCACAAACTGGAACTGGAGAACGTCTTTGTATTTACGGTCAATCTTCACCAAATAAAGGAAATGGTATTCCAACTATAATTCCAGATCTTACTGCGGTTCCGGGTACGTATTATGCAAATACAAATGTTTCGTTTGGATATCCAGCTGCAGGATTCTTGATAGAAGAACCTTTAAAAGGATGGAGTTATGCAACTAACAGCGTACAGTCTCACCCATACGATGTAAGTGCTGGTGCAAGACCATTCTGGGCTCAAGTGTTTAATGACAAAGATGCAAACACAAACTTTAAAGGCGTTCTTGCATCAGGAACTTCAAACGAATACGTTGACGATTATATTCCTAGACATATTCCAAGATTATCTCCATTATCTTTAACATACAATGCGGTAATTGAGTATGAACGTAAAGGACCTTCTATTTGGTGGACTCAACCATTTACTTTTAAAACGTTTAATGGCACATCTCAATGGTGCGTTTTAAGTTCTGAAACGGGCACATCTAATTTATCTTCAGTATACGATTCTGAACATCCAGAATATTTCCGTAAGACTCTTACATTCGCTACTACAAGTCCTTCTGATATTGTTTTAACAAATAATATGGACGGAACTCCTGTAAGCATGAATTATTATGCTATTAATAACTTTACGTGGAGTGTTTCTTCACTTTCAGCAATAACGAGTGTTGCAGCCATTTCATCTTTATATTATCAATCTCAAGCTTCAAGCTCAAATCTCTCAAATAGATTTTACACAACGATTGCTACTGTACCTACACTTGAGAAACTGTATTCAACTCAAGATGTAGGAGGGTATTTCTTGCCGCAAAATTTAGGAGCTTCGCAGTTTATAAATGCTAACTATGCAGTCACTCTTCAAACTGATGGTTTGTCTGCAGGTAATGCGTATGTAGTTGAAGATACTTCCAAGCATATTGGCGGGAGAGGTCTAACTAAACAAGATCAACCTTCAGTATATTCATGGTCAGAGAATAACTTATGGTTAAAAGAACCAGCTACTGCTGGAGCTCTAGCTGGTCTAGTTAAAAAATCTCTTACTAAAACAAATCAGGTGTTTGTACCTTATCAGCCAAACGGTGCTGAAAACTTGGTTGGTTTAGTTAATTCTCAAAGCAGAATAACTCCTTGGGGAGGACCTGAATCTGATATCTGGACAGATTTGAATAATAAACCTCAGAGCTTTACTGGAGTTCTTAATTTATCTGCTTGGACTGAATCTCAAGAATTAAAACAAAGTGGAAATACAATGGATAGCTGGGTAACAGATATTCATGGTAATCAGTATGGTGTATACAAAAATCTAGCTGGTCTATCTATTGCTGACAGATTAACTACACCAGGTCAACTCTGGACTCGAAACAATAACGGACTTGTGCAGCCAGGTTATATTTCTCTTTCAAGCGTTTATAGTTTTGTCGACTCTTCCTTATATTCCGAACTTACAGATAATGTTTTAGACGTTGATTGTTTTTCGGATGTTCTAATGATTCACACTCCAAGTGTTCTTTTGTTTACCAAAATAGGTTATGATTATGCAACTAGCGAGATAAATGCGTTGTTTGATAATACGAGAGGCTTCTTCGGATTTCCGAGTTCAAACATTTTAAGCAATACCAATCGTTTTGAACAAACTTGGTTTTTACCACAACAAAAACAATTAATCGTTCTTATGACCAACATAACAGATGTTACTTTTAATCCTACATTGTTTAAGTTGGATCTTAATACATTAGAATTTACACAAATTTTTCCTTTACTTTCAGCTGATGTTGCTAACATGAACAATGCATTTGCGGCATTGGGTAATAATGTTACTAACGGTACACTTACATATAATAAAGAACTCAAAACGTATCTAGCAACGTACACTGGTATTAGATCGTTTACAAACGAACCTTTCTTTGTTAATATTGAAATTACAAATTGGGATTTACCAACAATACAAAATATAGATGTTTATACAAATACAAGAGGATACAATTCGCCTAATTCTTCGCCGTTAATTGTAGACGCAAACGACAATCTTACAATTGGTGTTTCTGCAAATACAAGCTTTTCTCGTACGGTACCTGTATTGTATTTCTCTGCAGATTCTGCAGTCGATTTGCTTGGTTCGAATGTATTAACTGCTGTGATAGATCAAACAAATATTACGTTTCAATCTTTAGGAATTTCTACGCCAGGTATATATCAAATACCGTTTGCACTAACAAATACAACTGGTACTACAAATTATTCGTTTTGCGTTACGGTCGTATCATAACGACTTATCGTAATAATCGTATGCGCTATAAGCTGTTCTCTTAACAGGCTGTACTGCTCCAGAAAGAGGAGGTATGCTTGGTATAAATGATGCTAGTGTAGTTCCACTACTCGTATCCTGATTCGCTGATTGAATAAGCTCTACTAAGCCTTCAGTTGTAGGATTATTATAAATGTTGAGCATGTCCGTCTGAACCTTTTGTTCATAAGGTTGTGTAAGTTGTTCAGGATTTGCTCCACCATCCAAACGTCCGTATTCTCCAACATCGTTGAGTTGTACATTTGCAACACTTTGTTCCACTCCAGGTTCGAAAGAGTATTCGAAACGTTTGCATTTAATATACCAAACGTAATGGCCAATCAAAGGATTTGTTAAAGGAAGGTATTCATCATCACGCTCTGAAATTTCATATACAGGAGCACTACGAAGACCTGGTCTATCAGCTCCATATTCTGTAAGTCTAACAAGATCTCCAGCTTTAGGTTCAGCACCTGGACCAAATTCATCATAGAAAGCAGAAATATGAATAACAGCAGTCATATCACAATCTGCCATAATACCAAACTTGGATAACATTAGAGCATCGTTAGTGATGTCTGTTATCATTATGACGTTACCTGTTTTAACATAAACGGATGTAGGGTCTTCTCCGTAAAGATAATCTTGAGTTCCTGATACGCCAAAACTATTGGTATAATAATCAACTCTGGTACCGTAATGATTAATTTGTTCATACCACCACTTAGAGTAATTTTCTCTTTCGTTGGCGTTATTGTTCTTATTAAGATAACGTACCTTGTTCATGTAATGTATTAGTTACGCACGTAAGGCTGATCTTTACTCAATCCAGCTGGAAGTTTAATCCATGAGAACGATGGAATGTCATAAACGCCTTCATGCTTTTTAAGTTCATCTTCATCGAGATCTCTTACAGTAATTACGTATCTAATAGGACGAGTGGTTCCAACAGCACAACGTTTGCTTAAAGCATTTGCTTGTTTCAAGAGCTCTTCAGCAGCAATGCCTTGAATCTCTACATCCATAAGATTCTTTTCTAATATAACAAGAACTTTAATTTCGGATGTATGTGTACTTTTACCAGGAGTTACTGCATCTCCTACAATCACATAACGTTTAATACGAGCTGGTTGTCCGTTAACAAGCATTTCAAGGTCGTTAACAATTTGAGCATGTACTCCAGGAAGAAGTCTTGGTTCTTCGCCAAGCTCAGGAAAGTAGAAAATGTTAACATCAAGACTACCAGGTGCAAGTGGTACCTTATAGACTGTCAAATAGTTGTTAAGTGTCTTATCAAAATCTTCCATAAGAGTATTTATTGTTTTACACAAAAAAAGCTCTGGTTTTACCCAGAGCTTTTAAAGTTTAACTTTACGTTAATGTATTATTATACAAACAAGTTTGTTTTCGGAAGACTTGCTCCTTTAACCGTGTTTCCTTTTTGTACAGCTTTCTTTCCGTCTGTTGCAGTCTTAAGTCCGTGAGGACCTTTTGTTGTAGGAGTTTTTGCTTTTCCTTTACCAGAAGTTTTGTTTAAAGTGCCTGGAACTTTATTGCTGCCCTTTTGTAGGCTCTTGTAGTTAAGACCTTCAGCCTTTACTTCAGGCTCTTCTTCACTGCCTTCGGAACCACCGAACTCGTCATCAAACTGATCGGCTGAATAAGCTTGTTCATCGGGAACTGTGTTACCAGCATCTTCAACAGCCTTTTCAAGCTTTGAAATGATACTTGAAACTGTGCTTTGAAGGTCATAGAGATCTGAAAGAAGATCACCTTCGTCTTCTACAGCGTCAGAACCTGAAACTGTGTCATCAGAACCGATATCATCGGAGCTAGAATCGTCTGAACTAGAATCATCAGAGCTCATATCACTGTCATCGTCAGACATCTCTTCGTCGTCAGCTTCGATAACGAGAGTCTTTCTGAAAAGATTTTCAAAAGCACTCATTGGCTGAAGTGAATCACCAACCACTGTTCTTGGTGTACCGCCAGAGTATTTTGAATCAGCCGACTTAGAAGGAGCTTGTGGAAGAGTTGTGTTTGTCTTCTTAGCGTCATCGCCTTCTTCTTCGCCTTCTGGATTTTCGGGACTTGTTGTCTTGCGATCAAGATTTTTTGGATTTTCAACTTTAACGTTTTTATCAGAGTTTTCCTTACTAGGATTTGGAACAGTTGTGAAAAGTGTTTTGTTACCACCAGTAACTGTACCACTTCCTACTTTGTTGTTCTTATCCTGAAGGGAGTTTTCCTCATTAAGGAGGATTTGTTCGTAAAGGCTTGCAAGTTTGTTTTTCATGTGTATATTTATTTATCTCAAATGATTAAATTTTTATACTATATATGACAAAGTAAATGATTGCCATGTAATAGGAATACCTTTATACGTAAATACAGAGTTTGGTATATAACTACCACTTGTTATAGGGGTAAACATATTTCTCGTGATTGCACTGTTAAACATATTTTCAAGCAATCCTAAATCTCCATACCATTCGTCGTTTGAAGACACAGTATAATCAACTGTAGTATAATCTGAATTCCAATTAATAATATTGTCAATGTATTGATTTCCTTCTACCAATGCTGGAGACCACTGAAACACGTTATAATTCTCCGAAAGAGGAGTCTTTAGACCTGGAACTTCTAAAGTAGATAGAGGATACACTAGTGTTCCATCTATAAGTGGAGAAACATAAATCAATTGATATGTATTAAACTGTCTGTCTATTGCAACAATATATTCTCCAGCACTGATAGGAGTACTTTGTGTAATGATTCCACCAGTATTGTTTACAGGATCAGTATCATAGTTGTATCTGCCTCTCAGTAAATGTTTTGGTACTGAGAAGAGACTTAGAAGTCTGTTAATTTCTCTTGGATAGTCTGTACTGTAAGCATTTGCAGGAACTGATAGTTGCTCAGCATATGAGAGAAGTTGATTGATTTCTGATGTTTCAAAATCTCCGTGCGTTTGTACAAAGTTAGCTATCTTTTCGTAAATGATACGTCCAGCACTTTCGTTCATTGGGTTACCATCTCCAGCAACAGCAGCCATGAATTTATTCCAAAACTCTGTGTTTTGATTCATCATTTCTGGCAAAGCTAAGGACTGCAAATAAGCAGACATATCCTTTTCTTCATTAACTTTAGATACAGTATATGTTTTTTCTACATCAGAAACAATAAAAGGAGCAGAACTACCAAGAAGAAGCTGATTTGTGTTGAGAACTGTTGCAAACTTCTGATACCATTTGTTTCCAGTCCAGTCTCCAAAAGCTGTGGGGATATTATTATTTGAAAGTTCGTTTTTTAATAGTGTAGGATAAGACGGATTGAGTACTTTATTATTATCAACAGACGGAACTGGAGTAACTACTCGCAGATTTCTTGGTCCTTTTGTGTTAAAAACCATTATAGTGTTCTGAAGAGAATTGATTAGCCAAGCACGATCGTAGACATCTATAGTAAATCCTCCCCACGGATTAACTGTTCCATTAACAGATTCAGCACTAAGATAGCTTCCCATTGTAGAATTAGATGGATTTACTTGAAAAATAGTTTTAACCGGATATGATTGAGCATTAGGATTATACTGAGTTATATTATTATAACTATGTACAAACCATAAATTACCTGATCTATCAAAATTTAAAAAGTTAGGTCTAGAAACTCCGGTTATTGAATCTAACAACAACCCTGTATCAGTAGAATAACATTGAACGGTATTAGTGTTTTTATTTGCAACCCAAACATTATTGTTTATATCTATTGCAAGAGAAACGGGTACGTTGTAAGCACTGAAAGAATGAGCACGTCGTATGTATTGTCCACTTTCAGAATACTTTAATAGATAACTATTGTTATTTGTTGCATAGCAAACCCAAACGTTTCCATCTCTATCTGCTTCAACTTGTGGAGGAGCAATTAAGCCTCCGCTAGTTATGTACGGAAGATTAATAACAAATTGAGTAACTAAATTAGAATCCATTTTTAGCAATGCTGCTCCTCTATACATTGCAACCCATACGTTGTGATTTTTATCTATAGTTATACTCGAAGGTACATTGTAAGAAGATAATGTACGAGTATACAACGAAACATTTTGAATTAAGTTTCCGTCTCCATCGTATTCTAAAATAGAATCTTGATTACTATCAAACGCATACATTTTGTTGTAATACGGATTGAATGCAAATCCACATACAGCATCGGTTGCTGAAATAGACGATACTCCAGATTGTACGCTTACTGCAGATACATTTGGAACATTAAGCACTTGTAGAGTTCCATCAGATAGTACACCTAGGTTTCTATAGTAATCAATATTAGAATCAGCAACTGGAGTATTAACTAAATTGATTTTGTTTATCTTGCCTGTAAAAGGATTGGATATATAAGCATCTGAGTATATTGGATAACCTTTAGGAAATCTATATTGTTGAGATGAACTTAATTGTACACTTTCAGAATCAATAGAATATGTTAGAGCAGAGATAGCAACTTTCTCATTTGCAGAAACTGTTGGTGTTACAGTAGTAAACACATATCCGTTTATTGGATTGTTTTGTGAATCGGTTGATTGAAAGTATAATTGAGATCCATCAGCTACTATACAATCACCTTCTGTAACAGTCCCACTTTCTGAGGAAAGAGACAAATATAATGGAAACAAACTTCCGTTTGCATTCGTATATGGATATTCAAGCACGTCAGCAGTTAAAGCTGTAGCGTAGGTAAAGTTGTAAGCTTCCTTCGAATCAAAATATGTTGTAACCATAACTGGTATAGGAACACCAGTCCATTTTTGAGGATAAATATCGTTTATGAAGTTTTCAGTAACTTTTAATGAAGTAGGCAAATAGGGATTAACTCTCCACAAAGCTGCTACTTTTGCTCCACTATTGTTTGCATAACTAGGATAAGGATAGCGAACGGATTCAGGAGGATATACGAAGTCAGAAGCATCTATACTTGCTATGACAAGAATAGGAGATGAGTTTACATCAGTCGAAACACTATCTACATAATAAAAAGAAATTGAACCAGTTACTGCAACAACTCTGCTAGTTCCGTTTACGTCTTTAGCATATATTGGAGCAGTTTTAACAGGTATTGTATTACCGATACTTCCATCATCTGCATTCACGAAATGCCACGTTGGAGCAATAAATCTCCATTTATCAGCCACCGACAAAAGTGGAGTTGAAGGAGAATTTAAAGCTTGTAGAGTAATGTTAATTGGTTGCTGTATTTCAGTAGATGTTAAACTTACAACAAACGGAGTTCCAAATTGTCGTCCAGGCGCTCCAAAATTGTTTGGAAGCTGTATCATTTTTATGTTGTTTTGATACAAATAGTCAACAGTTATGCTGTCTTTTGCAGTCAGTGGTGGAGTACCATTAGAAAGCCAACCTGACACTGATACTGTATATGTTCCAGGATAGTTGTATATTTTTGTTATTTGTTGATTATTATACTGAACCGTGCCATCTCCAAGATCCCAAGCAAACTTAACAAACGAAACGTTATTAGCTGTTAGTGTAGCATATGATAAATTTGCAAAAGCGGGACTGGTTATAAGAGAAGTTGGTAAAGCACTTAACTGTTTAAACGTCAGAGTAAACGAATCCGAAAATACATGACCCGTTGTCTTTGGCGAAATTGTAAAAACAGAATTCGACATACAGGCGTTATGAAGTTACAACAGTAAGACTGTTTATGATATTTGCTAAGTTGTTAAAATAAAACACATCAAACATATTCATTTGAGTTGTGTTTGTTATATGTTTGATATCTAAATCGGGATATGTTGGATTCCACATAAACAACGAAAGACCATCGTACGCAACACCACTTCCTAATGTCTTTACTGTTCTTAGTTTATGAACACCATCAACAGAAAGAATAGCTGTGTGAAGATTGTTGTAATCAAACATATTTCCTATTTGGGCATTTGATAAATTAAAAAACGAATTGAATATATTTTGAACTTCGTTGACAATTGAACTATCAGATCTGCTTGTTGCATTGTTTCTAACAATTTGTAACGCAAAATATTGAGAGTTAATTGATTTTATTGTTCCATCTGCTTCTGGAACTCCAAAGCCTACTGCTTTGTACACTGGATCTAAGAATGTGATTTCAGTCGATACGGTTTTTAAAGCATTTATATCTGTAAGAATTAGTTCTTTCTGAGCTGGCAACAGATATTTTAACGACGTTCCATAAGAGGCTTTAGGTAATGCACAAATATACAAATTGTTGAAATTGCACGCATTAGCATAAAGTACTTGATTAAGCAAAATTTGTTTAAACCCAGAAGCTTGAGCTTGTATATCGTTAAAGTATTTTAGATATTTTCCTGTATAGTCCCAATTATTTAAAATAGCAACATCAGTAATAAAGTTTGCAAAATTAGTTGCAATGAAGTTTTTATAATCACTTTGTGTAACTAAGCGATATTGACTCTTAAAGTTTGATGGAGCATTGTTTCTAATGCTATCAATAGATTCTGGAGCTACTGGAAGAGTAGCTCCAGCTGCATTATCAAATGCCATGCTGTTAAACTGGCTTTGAGATATAACATTGTATTGTTCAGCACTAGTGACTGCAGGCCAGATTTGTGCAAAAGTATTGGTGTTATAAATTACAGGAGCAGGCTTTGTGGTGCTAAGAGTATTAGGTCCAACAACTCCAGATGTACCAGATCCTTGAAGAGCATATATAGAAACAAGATCTCCCGCTTGTAATTGTCTGCCATTTATACCATCTCCAAAAGTAAATTCATACGTTCCACTTTGGTTTAATCTTTTTTCGTATGAACGAGCATATGCTGTTTCTGTATACAAATTAGGTACGTTTGAATATTCATACCACGTACCTGAAGTTTTTTCATAAACGTACACATCAATATTAAAATGATCAACGTTAGTGTTTGTTACATTTAGAGTAACAACTTCGTGTAAATCTCCAACAGCTGTATACAAAGGATTTTCTCTGTATATACCTTGATACAACAAAGTAGTATTTGATAGACCAGATAAAGCCGTCACAATATTGTTTGTGAGAATATTAAAAGAAATATCTTGATTAAACGAATAGGCAACAGAACCGATATTTAAATACGAATATCTTGGAATAGTATAAGAACCTGGAAGAAACGAATTTCCTTTTCCTAATGCAGATGCTTGAAACGTAAGAGTAGAAGTTTGATATCCAATTGGCTTATAATCAAGAATCTTTACAATTCTGTTGATGTTTTCATATAATTGAGCTTCACTGAAAGTAGACTCAGTACTCGTTTTGTTTAAATAATACAACAAACTATTATAAGCAAAAGATACAATATCGATAACAGAAGCTAAGTTCGAACCGATATAATTTTGATCTGTGAACAATCCTTTTGTGTTTAAGCGATCTATAATCAGATTGCGTAATGCAATTGCATCAAAAGCTGCATAGCTATTTGGAGCTAATGGATATATGTTTTGGGCCGGAGGATTGTTGCTCATTATTGTGTGATTGGAGTACTAAGAAAAACGAATGATTGAGTTTTGATATCTAAAATGGTATTTATTGTTGTCGTGGAGTTAAAGATAGGGATTTGAACAATAATAGTTATGTTGTAAGTGTTGTTATCAGTGTCAGGAATCACTTGTACATTGAGTAAATTAACTCTAGTTTCAAAATTATCAATTGAAGATACAATCAAATCTCCAATAAGCTGAGCGTTAAAAGATGTAATTGGTTGAAATAAAAATTGTGTTAGATCCAAACCATACAAAGGAAATAAAAATCTCTGTCCAGGTTTTGTTGTTAAAAGGTTTCTGAGTGAGTTAAAAATAGCACTTTCGTCGTAATCCACTTTAATGTCATTTCTTTGTACTCTGTACCCAAGAGTTGTATCGTAACGACTATCTCTATCAAAATCCATATGCAAGTCTTGATATACAAACGGAAGATCGTTTCCATACTGTTGAGCTAACTGTTGGAGATTTGGTAACTTGATTGCCACAAAATTACTTATTACACGGAAGTCTAAAGTCGAAAGTTTATGACTTTATAGATAAGTAAAATCAATGAGTAAATTTGATATACTTTTGGAAAAAGAATTGGAAAGGTTCCAACTTGGCGGAATAATCGTTGGCGATAGAGTTCGTTTTAAAGATGACGCTCTGAAGCACGACTATATCAAGAACAGAGGAAATTCATACATCGAAATTATTAAAGCATGTATGCATCCTACCTTTGATCTTAACCTTAGAGTAGGAGCTGTTAAGAGCATTTATCCAACAACTACACAGAACTACGTAGGTGGTTCTGAAGCACCAGATGGTGTGTTTTTAGATATCTACATCGAATACGCTCCTGGCTTATATCGCAATCCTATGACTGTTCCTATTGAAGTCATTGATATGATTGATGATGGTAATAACAGAGGTCCAGTACCTGATAGTCTAGTCCGCAAGAACAAAGTTCACGGTCCAAAAGAAGTTGACACAGAACAGAACAACAATGCAAAGGGATTTGAAGTAAATCTCAAAAACAAAAATGTTGTTATTCCAGGTGGTAACAAATGGAACGATGAAAAGCCTGGCGGCGGGAATTTCTAAGTAGAAATTCACGAAAACCACCCTACAATCACACTCACGCACAACCTATGTCTACTAATCAAAATGAAAGATCTTATTAATACAATTCTAGTTCACGTTTTTTATGCTATTGCAGATATCTCTTCAAAGCATTCAAATCGCTTTGCTTATAGAATCTATAAATGGTCAATAGATAATTCTCTGTACTTTGATGAAAAGCTAGATTACAAATTTTGGACAAACAACAAATAAATTTTATGAAAATATTCGAAGAGCAAATTAGCCGTAAACCTAACAACTACAAGTGGACAGACGAGTTCATTGAAGCCATGCACAATGGATTTTGGACTGATAAAGAATTCTCTTTTAAGTCTGATGTTCAACAATTCAAAGTCAATCTAACAGAACAGGAAAGAGAGATCATCATTCGTACTCTTTCTGCGATTGGTCAGATTGAAATTGCAGTTAAAACATTCTGGGCAAAGCTTGGTGAAAACCTTCCTCAGCCTTGCTTTCAGGATCTTGGTTATGTAATGGCTAACACAGAGGTTATTCACAACAATGCTTACGAAAGGCTTCTTGTTGTCCTTGGATTGGAAGATATTTTTGAAGAAAACCTCAAGCTTGATTGGATCGAAGGTAGAGTCAAGTATCTCCGTAAGTATACTCATAAGTTCTACAAAGATTCAAAGAAGCAGTACCTTTATGCTATCATTCTCTTTACACTCTTTGTTGAAAACGTCTCGCTCTTTAGTCAATTCTATGTAATCAATTGGTTTGCACGCTTTAAGAACGTTCTTAAAGATACGGATCAGCAAGTAAAGTATACTCGTAACGAAGAGAATATTCACGGTATTGTTGGAACAAAGATCATCAATACAATTAGAGAAGAGTACCCTGAACTCTTTGATAAGGAGCTCGAAGAACGTATTCTCCACGAAGCTCAAGAAGCTTATAAGTCCGAAGCCAAGATTGTTGACTGGATGGTCAATGGAGTAAAGGAAGAAGGTTTGTCAGCTCCAGTTCTCAAAGAGTTCATCAAAGACAGAATCAATGAATCTCTCAAAGGAATTGGATTTCCAACAGCTTTTGAAGTTGATAAGCAAATTTTATCTAGTACAATGTGGTTTTCCGAAGAGTTATGGGGAAACAATATGTCCGACTTTTTTTCGAGTAGGCCAGTCGAGTACGCAAAAAAGAACCAATCGTTTTCTGAAGACGATTTGTTTTAAAGATTCCTTATATTCTATAGGTCGTGTAGTATAAATAAAGATATGAAAAAACCATATTTTTATATTATAAAATATATTCCTAGTCAGACATATTATGCAGGATGTAAGATAAATTTAAAAGCTGATTCCTCCAATTTTATGACAGAAAAAGGTTATCAAACTACATCGAAAGTCATTGAAGAACTAATCCAAAAAAATGGATTACACACTTTTGAAATAATAAAAATAAAACACTTTGAAACGCCAGAAGAAGCACTATTGTATGAAACAAAGTTTTTATTAAAAGTAAATGCAGCAGAAAACGTAAGATTTTTTAATAAACACAACGGTGGTAAAAACTTTGTAAACAAAGGTGGATATAAACTATCAGAATCCACAAAACAAAAGATGAGAAAGCCAAAGACCAAAGAAACGATCGAAAAACAAAATCGAGAAAAGAGGACAAGGAACAAAGAAGTATATAAGAAAGCATATGCGACCAGAAAACAAAGATACTCTACATGGCATACAGCAGAACAAATAGAACAAATAAAGCAACGCAATGCTGTTTATTGGACAGACGAAAACAGAAAAACTCATTCCGAAAAAATGAAAGAGGTCCATAAGTTGAACCCTATAAGTGAAGAAACTAGACAAAAACATAGAGAGAAAAGTAAAGGAGCCAACAATGGAATGTTTGGTAAAAAACATAACCAAGAAACAAAAGAAAAAATGAAACTAGCATGGGCTAAAAGAAAACAAAGAAATATCCTTGAGTAAAGACAGATTTCAATTATAATAAATAACACAACATGACCGAACACATCCATTGGCTTAATAAAGATTCGAGGAAGTTCCTCGAACGTGGTTACCTTCTTGAAGGAGAAACTGCCGAACAACGTATCAGAGACATTGCAGACTCAGCTGAAAAGCTTCTAAAGCTTGAAGGCTTTGCTGACAAGTTTGAAAGCTATGTTCATAAAGGTTTTTATAGTTTATCTAGTCCAGTGTGGAGTAACTTTGGACGTACAAGAGGTCTTCCTATCTCTTGCTTTGGCAGCTACGTTGGAGACAACATGGATTCGATCCTTACAAAGGTCGCTGAAGTAGGAACAATGACAAAGCACGGAGGAGGTACTTCAGCTTACTTTGGAGCAGTTCGTGGAAGAGGAACTCCAATTTCATCTGGTGGAGAATCAACTGGCTCTGTTCATTTTATGGAGATGTTTGATAAGCTGATGAATGTCATCTCTCAAGGTAATGTTCGTCGTGGATCTTTTGCTGCCTATCTTCCTGTCGATCACCCTGATATTGAAGAATTTCTTCAGATTCGTTCTGAAGGTAACGATATTCAGGATCTATCAATTGGTGTCTGTATTTCTGATGAGTGGATGAAGTCCATGATTGAAGGAGATAAGGATAAGAGAAAGATCTGGGGTCTAGTTATCAAGAAGCGTTTTGAGTCTGGCTATCCTTATCTCTTCTTTAGTGATAATGCTAACAATCAAGCTCCTCAGGTTTATAAAGATAAAGGTCTCAAGATTAACAATAGCAATCTTTGTTCAGAAATTTTCTTGAGTAATAGTGAAGATGAGTCATTTGTTTGTGATCTCTCTTCTCTCAACCTTGAACGCTGGGAAGAGTGGAAAGACACAGATGCAGTTGAAACACTTGTATACTTTCTTGATGCAGTAATGACAGAATTTATTAATAAGACAGAAGGAGCAAAATATATGGAAGCTCCTAGAAAGTTCGCTATTAACCAGAGAGCACTTGGTGTAGGTGTACTTGGATGGCATTCTCTTCTTCAATCTAAGATGGTTGCTTTTGAATCAATGCAAGCAAAGTTGCTTAATGGAACTATCTGGAAGACTATCAGAGAACGAGCTGACAAGGCTTCTGAGGAACTTGCTAAGATCTTTGGAGAACCACCGTTGCTCGAAGGATACGGACGTAGAAACACTACTACATTAGCAGTGGCTCCAACTACTTCCAGTGCTTTCATTCTTGGCCAAGTATCTCCATCCATTGAGCCTGAGAATAGTTGCTACTACGTTAAGGCCTTAGCAAAAGGCAAGTTCACTTATAAGAATCCTTACCTCAAGAAACTTCTTAAAGAGAAAGGAAAAGACGATGATGATACATGGAAGGCAATTCTTGTATCGGGTGGCTCCGTACAACGTCTCGACTTTTTAGCCCAAGAAGAGAAAGACGTTTTCAAAACCTTTGGAGAAATCAGCCAGAAGGAAATTATCATTCAAGCTGCTGGTCGTCAAAAGTACATCGATCAGGGTCAGTCTTTGAATGTAATGATTCCACACGAAACTAAACCCAAGGAAGTTAGTGAGCTTATGATTTTTGCGTGGGAGCAAGGAATTAAGAGTCTATATTATCAGAGAAGTTCTAATCCTGCTCAGGAACTTGCAAGATCAATTTTAAGTTGTGCAAGTTGTGAAGCCTAAAACTCAAGTATCCCAGGATCAGAGTTTTGCTTATGAATACCGTTGATCAAATCTCAAACAAACTATCTAGTTATAGGGACAAAAACAAAGAAGTTGCGTTAGCTAGAGAAAAAAAATATAGAAGCTCTCAGAGAGCTAAAGAGCTATCAGCAATACGTTATAAACGTTGGAAAGAAAAGAATAAAGAAACTAACCTTTTGTATCAAAAACAATACGGAAAAGAAAATAGAACTAATCTTAGTTTATACCAAAAAGAATATAGAGAAAAAAATAAAGAAATTTTACGAGTTTATAGAAGAAACTATAGACAAAATAGATTAAAAACCGATCAGTTATTTAAAATACAAGATAAATTTAGATTAGCAGTATTAAACGCTTTTAAACGAATAGGAAAAAATAAAACTTTTGAGACTCAAACTCTTTTAGGGTGTTCATTTCAAGAAGCCAAAGCTCACATTGAATCTCTTTGGACAGAAGGAATGAATTGGGAAAACCATAGTATACACGGTTGGCATATAGATCACATTCGTCCTATTAGTTCATTCAAAGAACACGAATTACATTTAATGAATCATATAACTAACTTGCAACCGTTATGGGCTGCTGAAAATTATACTAAAAGTGGAAAGTTTAATGAGTAGACATTTCGTAAATGTCTATTTAAATAATACAAGAAAGGAGCAGCGTACTTTAAACTACGCATTATACACACATGACACACAGCAAAAACGCTTACGAGATTCGTCTCGACGTGCTTCAAATGGCACACAACGATGCTTGGGGAAAGTTTCATTCTCTTAATCAAAAGAGAATTGGAGATACAAACCTGAGTATCGAAGAATATGAGCAGATTATTAAGGATACGTTTCCTAAGACATCTGACATTATTTCTAGAGCAGAAGAGCTTTATGCTTTCATAGATTCAAAGTAATCTTTTGCTAAAAAATCACAAGCCTCAGAGGGAAACTTCTGAGGCTTTTTTTGTAGACTAATTTATAAACTGTGGGATAAGTATATTTGCTCTGGTGCTCAACCGAGATCGAGGCAAAACATATTAACAAACTCGCTTAACAATAAGGAGAACAAAATATGACAACAAACAACACATATACAGTAGGCAGGCTCATCCCTGCAACAGGAACTGGTTTACACCAACTACCAGCCCTGTTTAATGACAGTTGGTTCAGTGATGTATTCAAGGATATAGATAAGGCATTCGATGTTCCGAATGCAGTTTATCCCTACAACATCGTAGCAGAAACAGACCCTGAAGGTACTCCTCGTGTTTATCACATTGAGGTAGCACTAGCAGGTGTAGGTAAAGAGAATATTAACGTCAACGTGAAGGAGAATAAACTCGTCATTAACGTTAGTAAGGAAGAAGAAGAGTTTGATGAAACTGTTCAATTCCTCCGTAAGGGTATCAGTAAGAGGAAGGGACAATTGTCCTTCACACTTAGCGAGCACTCGGATATCAAAAAAATCTCATCAACATACACGGACGGTTTATTGCGAGTCAAAGTCCCTGTAAAACAACCGGAGGTCTTAAACATAGACGTTAAGGTTGACTAAGAGTTTTTCTTAGCTCTTGTGTTGAGCACCAGGAGCATTAAATACTTTTATGTTTTCTTTTAAAAAGTACTATGAGGTTCTGTCAGAAGGAGGTTATGATTCTCCTCTGACTCAAAATACGGTCATCACACCCGAAGTTGTTAAAACGGTACTTCCAAAGGTATCAAATTTTATTGATCAATTTAATCAGTTTGCTAAAGAGAATAATATCTCGACAATTAAGATGGGAGCTCCTCTTGGAAGTACAGCCCACTACGAAAAAGATAAAGCAGACAAAACTTACGGAGACTTGGATTTGCAAGTTACCGTTCCAGCTGGAGATAATAAAACGTCTTCTTCATTGCAGACTTCCTGGTGGAAACTTATAGATGATTTCATTAAAGCTAAACAGCCACAAGGTATTGTAGCAAATAAGCCTGGACATCCTCTTTTTCAGATTGGAGAAAACGACTACGTACAAGTAGATTTAATCATTCATCCTGAACCATTAGCTGAATGGGGCAAATGGAGAACGACTCCTCAGCAAGGACTGAAAGGTCTTTTGTATGGTAATATGTTCAGTGTTCTTGGAGAACTTCTCAATATGAGTATTCAGCATGCTGGAGTTCAGTATAAACTCAAAGACAATAGTAGATTACCTTTTGGTTCTACGAGAGGAATCTACGAACTAAAAACAGTTACTACAAACATTAAGACATTTATTCTTGATGTCTTTAAGCATGAAGCAGTTGTAAATCAAAAAGAAGAAGCAAAGCCTTCCAACGAATTAATTTCTAATCCTGGTGTACTCGCAAACAAGGCAGAAGAGGTTACGATTGATCATCTTGTAAAAGGACTTCACGGTCTAGTAACAAGTTTTGAACAGAACGATATGTTTGGTAAAGGTACACTTCAAGCATATCCAGACAAAGAAGCTTTCTTAAACAAGTTCTTTTCTCTTTACAAAGAGAAAGTTGATATCAATCTTGGAAGCTCAAAGAGAGATAAAGCTTCTGAAGAAAAAGCTAACAAAGACAAACAAACAATTATGTCTGGTTTCAATCTTGTAAAAGATAAGCTACAAGATGTAGTAGGTCATGAGCTTCCTGGCTACAGCATATAATTAACTCTGTGAACTTCAAACAGTTTTTTCTAAACGAAGAAAAGAAATATAGTAAAGCTAAAGCTGAATATGTAGCTCATCCTGTTGATGGTCAAATTTGTAAGCATTGTACTATGTGGAGAGAGCCAAATAAGTGCACAGCAGTGAACGGTTATATCGATCCAAACGGTTGGTGCAAGTGGTACAAACGCTCGCATCACAAAGCCTAGTACGTTCAAAACTCTGTTTTTTTGATAAGTATTTGAATGGAAAACACCACCTGGAATCTCTGGAGAGATTTCTGTAAACAAACAAATAGAGAATATCAGTGGGGTAACAAAGTCATTCATTTGTTAAATTCGTTAGAATTGTTACCTGCAAAAACTATCCTTGATGTAGGTTGTGGAACAGCTGAATTTACTTGCTGTTTCAAATCTCAATGTGAAACACTTTTAGCTTTGGATAATGACGATTATAGAACAGCTTGCGATTTACATTTTTATAATACAGGTTTTGAAAATTACAGAGGACCATCTCCTGATATTATTTTCTTCAAGCAATCGTTTCATTTAATACCAGATGTATGGAAAGTTCTTGAGAAGTATCCTCATTCAACAATTGTTATTCTTCAAGCTCCAAAACCTTCTTGGGAATCAAGCGAAGAGAGATGGAGTAATTCTCCTCTATGCATTAAAGCTATTGAAGATACATTTAAAGAGCTAGGTAGAGAAACTCATTCATACAAAGAAACTTTAGAGTTTCCTTTGAAAACTTCTTTTTATAAAGAACTAATACTAGGAGGTTTTACATCTCATCTGCGAAAATTTACTTTAGAACAGAGACTAGAAATTTGGGAGTCTTTTCATATAACTCACGACGAAATCTTGTATAAGGACGACTTAGGTATTCTAATAGTTAAATAATACACCAATCAAAAGTCTTTATGGTTATTAATAAAGTATTTTTAAATAAATACTTTCATGACGTCACCCGATCACAATAAAGAATGCTGGTCGGCTTTCTGTCCAAGCGAAGAAGTAGCTGAAAAAGAACTTCGAAAGGCGGTTGAGAGGCTTAGCAAAAAGAAATTAATAGTTAGTGCAAAAAAAGAAATGTTTGGGGAGCCAGGTCATACGTTTCATAATTTAACACCATACAGATTTACTATTATTACTGTACCGAAAGCATAAATAAGATTATATGTCTTTCACGTTTCTTCCATTATCAGCTCATGAAACAGCTGCACCAAGAGATCACTCGTTTGTTGAAGTAGATAGCACTCTTCCTCTATTTGCACAAGTAACTTATCAGACAGGTACTTGGCAAATTCCTGAGTTTGATAATATAGCCATTACAAATGATGGTAATGGAAATCCTTTGCAATATGACTATTCTTTAAACGGAACAATTGTTGCAACTCTTTCTTGTACATACGATGGTAACAATTATCTGACAAACATTCAGCAGATATTATAAAGGAGATTGTGTAAATGGACTGCACAGATCCAAATAATATAACATGTGATTGTAGTCTATTAAATGATTTCGGTTACTGTAATGGGGAAGTTATACCAGATTCTTTTGGAGGCTTTTGTGAAAATGATTGTATTACACTCGGCCCATTTTGTTGTTTTACTGGTACTAATGGTATTTGTCAAAATCAATATTCTCTATCGACTTATTGTTATCCAGAAATAGATCCTAACGGGACTCCTTGTACAGCAGAGGATCTAGATGTTCTTGGATATTGTTTTGGGGATTATCCTACCATAGACCGTTGTGGAAATATATATTCCCCAAGTAATGAAGATGGAAATACTTTATATGATGATAACGGAAATAGTTGTGCATTACAAGGATCGGATTGTGCTGGTTATTGCTGCACTTATGGTTTAGGATGTTCAAACGGATCTGCTTGTAATAATGAACCCGTAACTGGTGGATTTGGTTCATGTGACGATGGAAGTTGCACATATTCAATAGATTCTTGTCATGATTGTTCTGGAAACTATATAGGTGGTAATGATAGCTGTGGTATCTGTGGCGGTAGTTGTTTTGGGGATTGTTGTGGTGGAACTTGTGGGATTGTTTTAAATACCGATTATTTTGGAAACAATTGCTGTTCTAATGTTGAAGGTATAGACTTTTTTGGTAATAACCTCTGTGATGGATTTACAGGAACTTGTACAGATATAGCAAACGCTTGTGGTGAAGATCTTATTGGATGTTTATACAAAGACTATAATAACAATTGTACAAGTAGATCTTTAATTCTTTTTTATACAAATTTAAAAAACGGACTTTTAGCTTATTGGAAACTAGATGACTCTAGTTGGGCTGATTCATCACGAAATAACAACACATTAATAAATAATGGTGGAGTAACAACCACTACTGGTATATTAAATGGAGGGGCATCTTTTGATGGTGATAATTCTAAATATTTATCTTTAAGCGGAAGTCAATTTAATTTTGGAACAAATGATTTTTCTATATCATTTTGGATTTATGACTATGGGACTTCAGCAACAAACCCAGCAGTCTTTTCAAATAAAATTGATCAATTCGATCCAGTAAATAGTACAGCAATTTGGGCAATAAATGGACAACTTTCACTTTATACTAACGGAGCAAGTGTAGGTCAAATTATAGGTGGAACATATACATTAAATTCTTGGCATCATATATGTGTTAATGTTGCAAGTGGAATTATTAATTTTTACATTGATGGAGAACTTACTCACTCTCAAGGATTAGGAACTTTAATTAATTTTAGTTACGATGGGTTTTATATGGGAACGAGTTGGGACGGTACAAACGGAACATTTAATGGATTAGTAGATGAAGTTGCTATTTGGAATAGAAAAATAAAAAATGGAGATATTGTTAAACTATATAATAATGGTCATGGATACGAAATACCTCTTAGTACTGGTAGTGCAATACAACCTTCTGTACTTGTTTCTTATAAGGTAGGGGCATTACCTATACCTTCTAATCTGAATACACCGAGTATTAGAAATGTATTACTTGCAAAAAATACTAACTTTCCATTGATAATTCATGTAGGGTAGGTAAAATAGTAATATGGAAGAACCAAACTTACCTACAAAAATAGCTAACTTGGGAAAAGCAATTATGGAAGAAACAAAAGCAATAGTCCAAGGTCAGGAGCCAGTTAGTGGAGATGAGCAAGTTAGAAGACTTAACATCTGTATGGGCTGTGCTTATTATGATAATGGAAAGTGTTTAATTTGTGGTTGTAACATGAACGTTAAGACAGGTTTCCGTTCAGCTCATTGCCCTCATACTCCTCCTAAGTGGTAATTTTTAAAAAAGAGAATAAATAACTTTACCTTGATAAACAAATACCCAAAGCCTGTCCACAACTTGATAGTGTATAGATGGAGGGAATTGCTAAGAGATTCTGCGATTGACAGTACTCAATCAAACATAAAACAAAATTATGGCAATTCAACTTCAAACACAGCCCGTTACTGCTAACGCGGCTCTTACAACCGAAGATGTTCACGCTATTGTTGCAGCTCTCAGCGGTGTTGTTACTCTCCCACAAGGTGAGTCCTTCTCCAATGTTCTAGCTCTCAATATTACTATCCAGCCTACTGGCACTGGTATTCTGAATGTTCGCTTCGCAAAGTAAGCAGGTTAAAACACTCCTTGAAGAAAATAAACACTTCAAGGAGTGTTTTGTTTTTAATTAAAGATAAATAAGATTATGACTTTGACACCCGATGTAGCCTCTCAACCTCCTAATTTTGGTGTGGGAGAAACATTTTCGTATATTACAGTTGAAAATGATCAGAATAGACCTCTTTTTGCTAAAGTAGTTTATGCTTTAACTCCAGATATTAATGATCTTCTAACAGAACTTATTAACGTTATCAGGCAAAAGGAAGACGATAATGGTTTTGTTTTTATTGATGATACAGAACTTCATACGGGATTTTATCAAACACTCGAAGTTGTTGCAGATTGTAAAATTGCTGGATTAACAGCTGACAATTGTTTTGTAGGAAATTTATCAGCATACGAACTCCCACAAGGCTTTAAAATTAACGGTCAGATCTATGATTTCCAACTTGCTTATGGTGCTGTAATGGCTTATAAGACTATTGATATTAATAGGTACGCAGACAGTATTTTGGATGCAGCAGGTCGCGCTCTAATAACAATTAAAAGAGGCGAAGGAATTGTATCAATTCCAGGTTAAAAAACAAACAAAAAGCAATAAATAATAACATATATGTCACTTACAACAAGAACTTTTAACGATTTCGATACAAACTCAACACCTCTTTCGGGAGATTACTTGGTTGGCGTCTGCTCAAATGGATCAGCTGAGTTTAAAACAACTGTCAGCGCTATCGGTCCTTTTGCTGAAGACTCTTCTCATAATATTATTTCCAGAAGAGGAGATAACTCAGTTTCTCATACCGGTAATTCCACAATCGGTGGTGGTTGTCAAAACGCTATTAGTACATATACCGGTATGTCCCAAGGTGATGTAATTGCTGGTGGTGCAAACAATTGCACCGATTACTATGGCGGTGGAGGTAATACTGTCAGTGGTGGTTATGCAAACTGTATTGCAACTTTTGGTGGTGAAGGGGCTCCTACACTTTCTAACACAATTGGTGGCGGTGCAGGTAACTGTATTAGCACTTATTCTTTTGCAGGATTTAATACAATTAGTGGTGGGGAAGGCAACTGTCTCACTGCTTATAGTGCATGCGGTAGTACAATTGCTGGTGGTGTTTATAACCACGCAAATAATTACGGTGTCAACGCAATCACAATTGGTGGAGGTGCTCATAATACAAACAGTGGCTATTATTGTTCAACAATTTCTGGTGGTGGATTTAATAAAGTTTACGACGGTTGTGCAACAATTGGTGGTGGTGCTGATAACTGCATTGAAGGTTACGCCGGTACAATTGCAGGTGGTAGAAACAACTATGTTAGCTATGGTCAGGCCGGTACAATTGCTGGTGGACAAAACAACTGCGTCCACGGTGGCTCATCAACAGTAGGTGGTGGTCAGTACAACTTTGTTGGCGGTGAAGGTAGCAACAACGACGGTGGGGACTGCTGTATACACGCTGGTACAATCGCTGGTGGCGATCACAACCACGTCAGTGCTGATATTGCTACAATCGGTGGTGGCGAAGGTAACAGCGCTAGTGGGTATGCTTCAGTCGTTGGTGGTGGTCGTTGCAATCACACAAGAGATAGTGCTTACTCAGTAATTGGTGGCGGACAAAGCAACACAATTCACGTTAACAGCAACTCTTCAACAATTGGTGGTGGAAGTTCTAATCATATTTGCAATGGTGCTGATTGCGCAACAATCGGTGGTGGTTCTAATAATAATGCTTCTGGTGCTTATTCCTTCGTTGCTGGTGGTTCTAATAATAATGCTTCTGGATATACTTCAAACATAGCTGGTGGTAATAACAATAATGCTTCTGGTAACTATTCAGTTGTTTCTGGTGGTTATGGTAATACTGCTTCTGGATATACTTCAAACATAGCTGGTGGTAATGGTAATACTGCTTCTGGTGCTTATTCCTTCGTTGCTGGTGGTTCTAATAATACTGCTTCTGGATATACTTCAAACGTAGCTGGTGGTTGTGGTAATACTGCTTCTGGAGAGTATTCCAACGTAGCTGGTGGTTATCATAATACAGCTTCTGGATATACTTCAAACGTAGCTGGTGGTTATTATAATACAGCTTCTGGATATACTTCAAACATAGCTGGTGGTTCTCATAATACTGCTGGAAATCAATATGACTCAATTGGTGGTGGTTGTAACAATTCAATAAACGTAGCAGTTATAACTAGTGCTTGTGGATATTCTCATATTGGTGGGGGAGCAAGTAACTCAATTGATGGAGAATCTTCTGTAATTGGTGGTGGTAATAGTAATTGTATCTGTAGTGATTCTTATTATAGTTCAATTCTTGGTGGTCAAGGTAATTTAATAAACAGTATTAATAATTCTCACATTATTGGTTCTAATATTACTGCAACTACAACCGATACAACATATGTAAATAACCTAGAAGTAATACCAAACACAATGGATGCTTCTTCTGTAATTTTAAGAAGTGCTAATGGATCTCGTTACAATGTATTTGTTACAAACTCTGGTACTCTTTCAAGTGTAGAAATTTAATAGAAATGGTATAGTTGTGGAGTAAAACGATCAAGAAGTTCTTCAAGCTCATAACGCTGGCGTTCAATACATCCGCATGAAGTCTCCTAACGGAACCGCTTACATCGTAACAGTTTCAAACGCTGGAGCGCTAGTCGTAACAGCTGTATAAAACTACAAAAAAATAATCGAATATGCCCCTCTCGAAAGATTGAGGCATATTTTTTATATAGAGGTGTAAAATAACATTACCTAGATAAGTAATCTTAGGTTTGCTCTCTCAAAGTTGAGAAGAGAATACAACAAACCATAAACATTCAACAAATAAAAAATAATATGTTAAACGTCGTAACACAACCTCAGCAAGTTGTTTCACTTTCCGGTGTAGAAATTCTCGCCGTTCGTGATTTGTTCGCTGAAAAGACAATCATTGCACGTGTTAAGGGTCTTCCTCGTCCAGTAGTTCTCTGGAAGGGTGACGCTGAATACGCTGCTGCTGGTGTCTGGACAAATGAATCCGCTACTGCGCAAGCTGCTGCAGTTCTTTCATTATCCGCTGTTCCCTGGGCCTAATATCCTTCGGATATACAACATTAAAAGGGAGCTTCGGCTCCCTTTTTTTTGTGTGTTGATAAACAAAAGCTATATACTATAATAAGGAATTATATGGGAGAAGAAAAGCTATACGTTGTAGTTCCGTATTTTAATCATACGAATGCATCAATTAATAGAACTAATTTAGAGCTATGTTTGAAGAATCTTTATTTCTATCAACATGTTCGAGTTATTCTAGTAGAAGGTATTTGGAATAAAGAAGCTGAGCTCCCTAGCTTTAATGACCTAATTTATAGTCATCTCAAATTCGATTTACAAAGCCCCATATGGGTTAAAGAGAACTTGATTAATCTCGGACTTCAATCTGTAGAAGATTGGGAATACGCTTGTTGGCTAGATAAAGATATTCATTTTCTTAATCCTAATTGGGATATCGATACTATCAATAAACTAAAAGAGTATGACATTATTCAGCCTTGGACTAGATTACAATTCTTAGATGACAACCATGAAGTAGATTTGATAGACAGGAACGGAGAAGGATCTGTATTTGTTAAGAACTATTATGAATGTCCAGATCCTGATAAAGCAAGAGGCTTTCTATCATACGCAAAGGCAGCTGAATTAGGATATGGTCGTTCTGGTCATCCAGGCCACGCTTGGGCTATCAACAGAAAGTTCTATGACAAGATAGGAGGGCTATTTGATAGATGTATTATTGGTGGAGGAGATAGTTTTTTGGTGGTAGCAATGGATGAAAAATTTTATACGAATGGCTTGAAGCTACCTGAACTATATGGAGATTTTTTTCAAAAGTATGTTGATATATCAAGAGGCACAAAAGTTGGTTACATAAAAGGTTCTATAGTACACTATAAACACGGAAAGCTTATTAATAGGAATTACTACGATCGTTATGATGTACTGTTTGACAACATTGATATAGAAAAAGATGTCATATACAATACTAACGGAACAATAATGATTGGTAAGCCGGAGATTGAAAAGAAGATATTAGACTATTTCTACTCTAGAAAAGAACACGTTGCATGAATCTAAGTTCAAACATAGAAGGCATACAATGGCCTTATATACAAACAGGGTATGCTGCAACATTAATGGCATTGCAAAGACAGTTCGAGGAAACTCAATGGCTGACCTCTGAAGAGCTTCTTAAAAATCAATTTAAACAGCTTACAGTTTTAGCTAATCATGCTATGACTGTTCCCTTTCATGCAAAGAACTTGAAAGAAGCTGGCTTTGTAGAAGGGCAACCAATGACACTAGACATATGGAATCGCTTGCCAACACTAAAGAGAGCTGATGTTAGAAATCTTAAAGAACAACTTCATGCTCCTTCTTATCCAAAGTCTTTTGGAGATAGTAATATGGCATATTCTGGAGGTTCAACAGGACAGCCAGTTGGTGTAAAGAAAAGTCGAATAGATGCTCTCATTTGGGAATCTTGTCATATAAGAGAATTGATATGGAACAGAGCAGACACGAGTAAAGAAATAGCCAACTTTAGAGGACTTAGAAGAGAGTTTAGAGATCAAGTTTACAAGGAGCCAGACTCGATAATAGACAAATCAGGTATTGTACTGAAAAGTTGGAATCCTCCTGTTTCTTTTATAACACAAACTGGACGTATGGGACTTGTTGAGCCTAGTCTCCCTCTTCCTGAGCAAGCAGATTACGTCCTAAGGAGAAAACCATCGTACTTGCTTATGAGACCTGCTGGTCTAAGATTGCTTCTCTCTTACTTTAAAGAGAACAATATCAAACTAGATTTCATTCTGTCAGCTTGGACATTGAGCGAAGTTGTAGATAGTACTCTTCGAGATCTATGTTGGGAAGTATGTAACTGTCATATATACAATAACTATACATCCAACGAAACAGGTTACATGGCACTACAATGTCCTGAAGGAATAAACTATCACACCATGGCTGAAGTTCATTATATTGAAGTAATAGATGAACAAGGTAATCATTGTAAGCCAGGAGAAATAGGAAAGGTCGTTGTTACTCCTCTCCATAACTTTGCTATGCCTCTTATTCGTTATGAGATAGGAGACGAAGCTGAAGTAGGAGCTCCTTGCTCTTGTGGAAGAGGACTTCCATCTCTTACGAGAATTGTAGGTAGAACAGAAGACTACTTTTTAATAAACGGAGAAAAGAAAAGAATGGATCTTGATCACTATAAGATTTGTGACATAGAAGCAGTAAGAGAATTTCAATTAATTCAAAAGACAAACGAAAGATTGGAACTACATATGGTTGTAAGTCGACCGCTAAACGAAAAAGAACTAACTAGACTTACAACAGTAAAACAAAATTCTGTAGCAAGAGATCTTCAATGGGATCTTATATACGTTGATCACATTAAAAGAACAGCTGCTGGTAAACTCCGTCAATTTATTTCAGAAATTATATGAACAACAAATCAAACTTCACAGACATAAGAATTGCTAATAGGGTTATCGACGAGTTTAGAGAACAGACACTCAGACAATCTGAAATAATCCATAAGCTTTCTAATGAGCTTTATATTCTTCAGCAAAAGAAAGATCACTATGCTGATGTTATCTCAGAATTTAGAGATAAGATTACTTCTTAAACAGATTAGTTAGAACGGTTTTAAAGAACCCAAGCTTCTCTTCTTGCTTATCTTTAAAATCTTTTACAATGTCCTTAGAAGGAACAAAGTCTTTCAATTCAACATCTACAGTAAGATCTCTATAATTTCTTCTTTTTGCGTCTGAATACTTTGCACTCATGCTCTATAGTTAATTAAGCTTGAGATTTTCTTTCTGAGAGACTTCTTCGGTTTTTCTTCTACAACTTCTACTTCTCTTGGTTCAGTTTTAATTCCCTCGGATTCGACGGGTTTAGTTTTCTCGATAAGAGAGTTATAAGCAAGTATGAGAGCAATAGCTAAAGGATCAAATACACAAACAATAGCGAGAGTGAACCATTTTACTACATCATCCATTGATACGTTAAATGCTTTTGCTACATACTTTAAAGTGCCTATATCGGTTTCTTTCGTGCTTTCTATCTTAGTATTGATAGAAGCTTCGCTCGTTTGTAAAAGCTGATTAGAGAGTTCATCAATCTTTGTTCTTGTTGCTGTAATTTCTTCTCCAGATCTTTTAATATCTTCGTAGATAGGAGCAGCTGAACGTCTTGATAAATTAGGCAGTCTTAACTCTTGAGCTTTTCTTGCTTCATTCAGTGTCTTTATTCTATCATTAAGCTGATTAAGTTCATCTTGAATGAAAGCTTTCTTTGATTGAAGAGCTTCTTGCTTTGTATCTGTAATCTCAATCTTAACATGACTCTGTTGGTAAGCTCCTGTAAGAAAACCAAAGATACCAAGAGAAGTAATAGCCATAAGAACGACTACAGCTAGAGTAAGATAACACTTTAGGAGTATTCCACAGGTCTTCCAATAACGATGAAGAAAAGAAGCAGCAATAAGTTTTCCAGCTTCCAGTCCTCCAGCCATGACACAAACAGCTACGAAACGAGCTGCGTATAAAGTAGCTAAACCTTGTACAGAAAAGAAAGCAGCACAACCAGCTACTAGCAATGCAACCAAACCAATCAGTATTGTAAACATACTAATACTTATCTTTTTTACAACGCTTCAATGAAGTTTACACCCGCAAATAAGGTTGAGTTATTCTGTGGAGCATCTCCAATCAAAGTAGCACACAATACAACAATATCAGGAGTTGTATTAGTTACATTTGTGCCCATATTTAAGAAGTTTAAAGATGTAGGTACTTCTATAGCTCCAACACCACCAGCAAAGTAACCACTGTACAGCTGCTGTCCACCACTTAGAGTAGCATTAGCTGCATAGGTATTTGATTGAGAGGCTTTGCCAACATTTGTAGCAGTTATTGTACCAGTAATAGTTGGATTAAGAACAAGCCTCCAATAGTAAGTTGGATAAGGATTTACAGCATTATTTAAATTATTACCATTTTCAGTAAAGTTAATTGTCTGGAACTGAATATCTCCTCTTTGATAAGGTTGACCAGCTCTTAGACCAACCCCAATTAATGGGCGCTCCGTTCCTGTTGTCTTATTAAAAACAACACCTGTATTATTAAATGCAGAAGTAAAGTTAGGGTTTTGTGAAGCCTCTGCTTCGATATCTATTGCTTCCGCTCCTAGTGTTAAAATTGGAAGAACAGTTTGCGTTTGAGTATTAAAGATTTCATACCTTAGAGGTGATGCTGTATCATTAACAAACTGAGTACCTAATGTTCCACCAGAACTATAAGTGTGAAGAAGAACAGGCCCTTGACTTGGTGAAGCAATAACAAATCTTACTCTACTTGTTCTTCCACCAATGTAATCAAACCAGAATGTCCACTCCATATTCCAAGGAGTTTGAGAAGTACTAATTGTTCTACCAGAAGGTAATGTACCAGGGTTGATAGTATATGTACCAGTAAGCTGAGTAGAAGAAGTACCAGCAACAAATGCTATACCATTATAAAGATTATTTGAAGCACCAGATACAGATATCTTACTTCCAACTTTATAGGTACTTGTTAGGTCAACACCATTAGTATCAAAAACAACATTATAGACATTTGGATAATTTGTTTGAGTAACTGTAGTAACTGAAACAGCAGATAGATTAACAGCAGTAACAGCTGGTGTAAAGAAGTTAAGACCAGAAGGTCCAGTTCCATCTAATTTATCATTACTGAAGTTAGCACTATTTGTTCTATCTTCAACTAATGTTCCATCTGCTAATGTTCTACGAACAACAACATTAAAACTTGTTCCTGATAATTCAAAGAACATACCATCAGTACTATCATACTGACCCATTCTCTTTACAACACTAGTTTGCGCACCAGACCAGTTTAAAGTAAAGAAGACTTGGTGACCAACACCAGGGCGATGTTTGAAGTATCTTCTAGTCTGACGAATAGCAGAACCAGTTGAACTTAAACCAGGAGTTAAAGTGATAGCAGCAATTCCTGGAACATAAACACTTTGTGCTGAAAGAGCAGTAAACTGTTCAGTAAATCTTAAGTCTCCATCCTTATCTACAGATGCTTGATACCACCATTGATTGGTAGTATTTGCTGTACGAAGTCTTCCAAGAGGATCAAGTTGAAGGGAATCTGCATACTTTGTTAAAATAGGAGAAGCATTTGTATTAGGAACAATATCTACAAATCTTGGAGAAGAACTAACTGTTCCAGCATATGTATAAGCTGAAATAGTATTCAGTAAAGTGTTACTAGTCTGTAACTCAGTTGAAAGAGTATTAAGAAGAGTATTAGTAGTTACTTGATTAATACTTGTAGCAACATTTGATGTAAGAGAATTTAAAAGAGTGTTAGTGCTAGCTTGGTTTAATGCTGTAGCTTGATTGGCTGTAACACTATTAAGAAGAGTATTAGTAGTTACTTGATTATTAGCTGTAGCTACATTTGCTGTTAACGAATTGAGAAGAGTGTTTGTAACTGTCTGATTAACTGCAGTTGCAACATTAGCTGTAAGAGAGTTAAGAAGAGTATTAGTTGCTACCTGATTAACAGCTGTTGCGTTATTAGAAGTTAATACTTTAGTTAAAGTAACTAACGTAGTTTCACTAGCAGTTAACGAATTGAGAAGAGTGTTAGTTACTGTTTGATTTGTTGCAGTTGCAACATTAGCTGTGAGAGCGTTTAAAAGAGTATTAGTAGTGTTTTGGTTAGCAGCAGTTGCTACATTAGCTGTAAGAGTGTTAAGAAGAGTGTTTGTTACTGTTTGATTTGTTGCAGTGGCTACAGATGATGTGAGAGAGTTTAAAAGAGTGTTTGTATTAACTTGATTAACTGCTGTAGCAACATTAGCTGTAAGAGTGTTAAGAAGAGTATTTGTATTAACTTGATTGACACTTGTAGCAACATTAGCTGTAAGTGAGTTTAATAAACTATTTGTATTAAGCTGATTGACAGAAGTTGCATTGTTAGCTGTTAGCGAATTCAATAAGCTGTTTGTAGCATTTTGATTACTTGCAGTAGCTACATTGGCTGTAAGGCTATTGAGAAGAGTATTAGTTACTAATTGATTAGCACTCGTTGCATTGTTAGCTGTTAGAGACTTCTGTAATGTAATCTCTGTTGCTTGACTTGCTGTTAATGAGTTTAATAGAGTGTTACCGGCTGTTGCTAAGCTAATTTCAGTAGCACCTTGTGTTGAAAGAGTATTGAGAAGAGTATTTGTAACAGTCTGATTAACACTCGTTGCATTGTTAGCTGTAAGAGTATTGAGAAGAGTATTAGTTACTATTTGATTGTTAGCAGTAGCTATAGTAGAAGTTAATGAACCAATATATGTACTGAGGTTATTAACAGTAACAGCTGTAACAGGGTTAAAGATTGTAGCACTTAAAGAACCACTTACTGGAATTGGACTACCGCTATCATTTGCAATTTCAATTGCAGTAACAGGGTTAAGAATGGTAATTCCTGTTAATTGATTTGTAATAGATACAGCACTAACAGGGTTTAATACTTGAACTGCTGTTACAGGATTGACATTGTATACATTCAGAGCACTCGCTGCTGCGTTAACAGAAGCAAAATTGCCATTCTTATCGCCGATTGTTATATCATCAATAGTTGATTCAAAATCTTGTGTAAGTACTCGTACTGCTCCAGCTCCAGCATCTATTCCTTCAAGACCGATATTGGCAATACTTGCGTATAATCCGTTTGTGTGATCGAGAAGATGAACAGCTCCAATATCTACATTACCAGCTGTAATAGAAACAACAAGATCGCTAAGATTTGTAATATAAGAAGCCTTAGCAAAGATTGGACGACCTTGATCGTTTGCAATAGGAATATAGGAATAAGTTTCGGCAATACCGAAACTATAAGGATCATAACCACCAGAGCTTAAATTAGGAACGAGAACAGCCATAATCTATTATTTAAGCATTTTCTATCTCTATAACGTCAGAATTGCCGAATAGTTTCTTCATAATATCTTCTCTTGAGGCTACTAAAACATTCATATTGTTTGTGACACTATTGCTTCCTTTAAGTTGAGCTATTTCCTTTTTAGCTTCAATGTCCATCCTTTTCATCTTTTCATCTCTATCTGCCTTCTTGTCTATGAGAGTGGATTTGTGTAGAGTATCAATAAGCTTTGAAGTTGCTGACATGACTTCAGCAAGTGCAGCAACATCATCAGGATTTTGATTTTGAACTACATACGATGACATATCCTGAGCAGTACCAACACCGACATCAATAAGAGCCTTTGATTGTTTAAGAACGTATTGCTTTAAAGAATCTTCTGTCAATTCATCTTCTTGAAATCTAGCTCTATCAGTGTTTGGTGCAGGAAGCTTAAACGAAGACAGCTCGTCTATCAGTGTACTAATATCATCACTCATTTAAAGTAATTAAGCCTTGTTGATCTTTTTGTGCACTGTAGTAAGTTCTTCTATATGTCTATTATAGTGCAAACAAGTAGTGGAACCTTTGTTGTTCCGAATGAAAAAGAAGCAGCTCTTGTGTCATGGCTTCAGCAAAATGCTGCCTTAGTTGGTCAAAACGTTGTGAGAGAGCAAACATCAAATCCTCACATCCGCCAGTTGATTTCAGAAGACAAAGGGAGAGAGTTTTAATATGCAATTCGACGAACTAGTTAAAATTAAATTTGTAAAGACTCATCCTGATGCTAAGCTTCCAACAAAAGCTCATGCAGGAGATAATTGTTATGATCTTCATTGCTGCGAACGAACAGTAGTTCCAGCTTCAAAGGTTGTAGATGGAGTTTTTAAAGTAGGTCAGGCTCTCATTCCTGTAGGTTTGACTGTGGCTTATATTACTCCAGGATTTGGCTTTGCTACTAAGAACAAGTCTGGTCTCTCATTTAAGCATCTTCTTCAACGAGTTGCTGGAGAGATGGATAATGGCTATAGAGGGGATGTGGGAGTTAAGCTTCTCAACTTCTCTGATAAGGACTACACGTTTGAAGTAGGAGATAAGGTCACTCAGTTTAAGATTGAAAAGATCTATCATACTGAGATCTCTTTTGCAAATGAAGTTGAAGAGGCTGTCGATGCACGTGGCGAAGGTGGATTTGGTTCTAGTGGAAAGCAATAATGGATTTTAATCATCTATGGTGCGAAAAGTATCGTCCTAATAGTTTAGATACTATAGTCCTTTCTAAGGAAGATAGAGAACTATTTGAGTCGTTGCAGAGTAAGCAAGAGATTCCTCATCTCTTGTTTGCTGGCATTCAAGGTACTGGCAAGACTTCTCTTGCAAAGATTCTTGTTAACAAGAGTTTAGATTGTCAGTATCTATACATTAACGCATCAGATGAGAATGGTATTGATTCCGTGAGAGGAAAGATCATGGGCTTTGCTAAGACAAAGTCTTTTGATGGAAAGATTAAAGTCATTCTTCTTGATGAAGCTGATGCTCTCACACTTGAAGGTCAGAAGGCTTTGAGAAATGTAATGGAAGAGTTTGCTTCAAACACCCGTTTCATACTTACGTGCAACTACCTTTTTAAGGTTATTCCTCCTCTTCAGTCTCGTTGCCAGATAGTCAACCTTATTCCCCCCATCGAAGGGGTTGTGCAGCGTGTAGTCGAAATCCTCAAGAAAGAAGAAGTAACAATACCTCAGGAACAAAAACCATTGTTGCTTGAACATATTCGTAAAAATTTACCCGATCTTCGTCGTATAGTGAACGATGTACAAAAGTACTCTGTAACTGGTACTCTTCAGATTAGAAATGAAGTCTCTACAGAATTTGCAGAAAGTATTCTCAAAGACATAATAGAAAACAAGGATCTTATGACAATAAGAAAGTATATCATTGAAAACGAAAAGCAGTTTTCTAATGACTATCGAAATCTCTTGAAGGAGATATTCGAGGCAGTATTTAAATCTGATATTGCTCACGATTGTAAGACAAACTCTCTACTGGTGATTGCTGAAGGATTATATCAAGACAGCATAATCGTCGATAAAGAAATTGGTTGTTTTGCAGTAATACTTAAGCTTTCAAGGGCTATTTTACAACGTTGAACCAAACGCTACGGAAGGAGCTGAGAATCTATGAAGCTTGATAGCATAGATTTGATTAACATATGCTCCTGCTTCAAATATGTGGTCTACTTTAACGACAAAGTATTGTCCGTATAGTTTATTATTAAAATCGTTGTCTTCGGAACCACCAGCTTTATCAATACCGATGAATGTTCCAGACTTTCTTAAAGAAAGTCCAAGAGTCTTAAAGCATATACATGCATTTTGAAACACACCAGTATTAATAAGATTTAGTATACCATTTTTTTGTCTAGTCAAAGGACTATCTCCGTTTAAAGAAAATACAGGAAATAGATTTAATGATTTTTTTGTACTGTGTAGTGTAGGAAGAAACAATTGCTTAGAATCTCCTGTTTTATATAAATGATCAATATACGCTGTAGCAATCGTGTTTTTAGCTGTAACGACATCATTGTTAGTAAACTGAGCATTAAACGTTCTGGTACCAATATTAACTGAATATACAGGGGAAGTAACTAAAGCTGTACTGTTGATATCTGCAGACATATCAACAAAACTAAAACTAACAATTTGACCGTATTTAGCTGTTTTTAAATCAACCGCATCATTGTTTGTGTTCTGCGAAAAAGGAGCTTTATACATCATACTAGTGGCTGGAGGTTTTTCGTCAGTTTGTGAAGTAGTAAAAAAGTGTTCAAGCTGTAAAGGTCCAGGAGAAGATTTATCATTTCCAGCTTTTTCAAAGAATTTAGAAAGAGGAGTAAGGCAGATTTGTTCGACATCTCCAGATGTTAAAGCTCTGTTTGTATGAAGCAAACACAAATCATTTATTCCTTGACCTATTGTAGTAGATCCAACATGGTGAGAATAGATATACTGTACATCATCGTTTGCATTCCAGTCAGCTGGAGATGTGTAAAAGATTTTACTTGCTCCTTTGTCCCACGTATCTGGACTGTTTGATACAGCAAACTTTGGACAACCTGTTTTAAGAGTTGAGTCTGCTAAACCTTTGTTGAACACTTCGTTGAGTGCTTCTCCAGTAAACAACACTCTTGGAGTACCAGAAGCTCCATTATAACCATTATCTAAAGATTCATCTACTACAGCACTCTTACTCAAAGCAGTAGAGTATTCAAGATTTGTAGTACGCAAGATTTGATATCTTACATCTCTGAAGTACATCTTGACACACTTCATGTATGACGACAAAGGTCCAGTTATGCCTGGTACTTTACCTGTAAAATCTTCTACTTCGTATATTGAAAATAGATACGACAAATACCATTTCGGATCGTTAGGATTAACATTTATTTGTCCTTCGGTTGCGCTTTTATTTCCACCAGCTGTACTAGCCGTTTTTGGAACCATGCCGACTCTCAACAAATCATAACCATCTCCTCTGAATTGATAGCTATTCAAAGCTACTCCGTTTTGTGCTGCTGCGCTTGTAATAGTATCAGCTGGATTGCCAGTCTTTGTTGCTTCAAACTTTGGAGCATTTTCAGGCAAATACATAATAGAAATGCTACCATCTGCAACCCAGTCGTTGACAGTATCTGATATGTTTAAGTTTAAAACTGCAGAAGGATTAATAAAATATCTCTTCGTGTTATCATCGTTTGGTAATACTCCACTATTATCTAAATACAAATCGACATCGTAAAATAATTCATTGTATTTTTGTTGAAAATATCTACCTGAAGCAAATGTCCCTCCAAAGTTTTGAGCTTGTTCACTTTCTGTATTTGCTATAAGATCAGCAATAGATTGTCCCTTTGTAGAACCTGAAATCGTATCATTGAAAGGACTGTTTGCAAGAGCATTAAAGTCGAACATATTATTGCTTGTTTATTTGCGTTAAAACTTCTCTTACGATGTCTATTGTAGGAATGTTGATACTTGTTCCTGGAACTATATCAGCTGTAGGATCTTGAATATTGTTAGCAAGAAGTATTATCCACCAAAGATTTGGAGTACTGTATGCTTTATATGAAATATATGGCCATGTATCCTGATACTCGACTGTGTAATTTTTAAAAAAGGTTGAAGGAAGATTAGATGGAAATGAAATCGTTTGAAGTAGATTGTAATAATACATACCATCAGCATCAGTATAAACATTGAAAATAGTTTCCATATTTTCTAGTGTAAGCTTAGGTAGTGCTGATATTTGATTTTGTTTCATTAGTGAAAATAGTTTGTTATTTTACGGTAACTCTACCAGCTGCCTGTCCAGTAAGTACTGCTTGAAATTGGTTTAAACTAGGCATTACCATTTCTTGTAGTGTAATGCTAATTTGATAAGCATCTGGCACGAGATAATTTTCATAAGCACGTATGTTACCTAAATTTGTTACTTCAAACTTAGTTACACAAGCAGCATGACAATAATATTGACCAGGAATATAAATTCTATAATATACAGGAGGCATTCCAGTAACAAAGTCTCTTTTGAGGAAAAGATTTTGACTTGCAAAGATATACCAGAAGTCTCTATTCTTTGTCCAGTCTTGAGGTTTTATAGTATTATAAAGAGGAAACTCAATTGTAATTGATCTGTCACTGTGTTCTTTAAATTGACTAGGTCTATCTACAGCTCCAACTACTGGAGATGAAAGCTTTAATGCCATTCCTCCAGCATCTGCTGCTAAAGTACCAGCTGCAACAGCACCGCTAGCAATAGTTGAAACAACATTTCCTACCCTTCCTCCTATTCCTTTTCCTGCACGAGATAGACCACCCATAACAGATTTTAAACCTTCACCAATTCCGTCAACTTTTTGCCATTGAGGCGTACTCAATTCAAATTGAGATTTAGAAAAGTATGGAAGTCTATAAGTCCAGCCTGTTGGATTATCTGGCCAGATGTCATCATACACTTGAAGCATACTTTTAGTAGGGGCACTACCTAAGTTTTTTACCAAGTCTTTATACCCCTGAGCATAAAAACTTATATTTCTACGTAAGGTACTTTCGTCAGTTCTTTGTTCTTTTAAAATAATATAAGGAACGTCATCTCTATTATCAACTTTTGAAAGAGTCCACGGAAACTTTTCAACAACATCAACACCTTGTGGACTTTGAGCACTATCAAAAACGTTAGGAAGACTTCCTTGATTTTCAGCAATACCACCCATTGGCGTAGCTTTATGACCTCCAACACTTCCAATTCGAGCAGAACTATTAGGTGAAGATTTTGAAGCCTGAGCTTTTTCTTGTGTAAAATAATGGGATTGTCCTTGAGGTTCAGCCATAGTGTTATATATTATTTAAAAGGTTTATCGTAAAAGACCGGTATTCATTGTAGCAGGTGCTAAATAAGAGTTTGCCATAAAAGATCTAAAGTCTCTTATACTCGAATCTCCCATATTTGCTGCATCTGATGAAGTTATAGACAAACCTCCATTACTTTGGTTGTTTATAACGGTTGTATCCCCTTTGTTGCCAGCTGCGGATACACCAAGTACTTCTAAAGCTTTTGCTAGTCTATTAAACCCTGTTACAAGGTTGTTTATATTTGTTGTTTGAGTATCAGAGTTTTGTGCAATCTTATCAAGATATTTGATAGACTCATCGGACGTTCCAACTGCTTGTGGAGTCACAGCAGGTGCTTCAGATTCTGCTGGTGCTACACTTGCTACTGGTGTACTCTCGTCTGATTCAACTTCAGGCTGAGCAGTTTGTTCTACAGACGGACTTTGAGCATTGTCTCCTTCAACAGTTGAAGGTGTAGCATTTTCGTCTTTAGCTGCATCTTCAGGTGCAGTTTCTGGCTTTGCAGCATCATTTAGCTTAGCTGTTGTGAGAGCTCCAGTAGGAGCAGCAGCTTTCGCTTCGGCTTTAGGTGTTACTGTAGAATTTGCATCGTCTTGTTTAGTATTTTCGCTATCAAGAGTAGTAGTTAAATCTTTAGGTAGAATTTTACTAAAGACATATTTGATGCCAGAATTTAAACTCTTCCACCATTCTTTTACTTTAGAGAATATAGAATCAGTGAGGTGTTTGAACATATCTCCAAGCTTGAATGCGTTTTGTTTACCTTGTTTTACGAGGCCAGTTGATTCCGTATCTCCTAGTATTTCTCCAATAATATCAAACAAAGGATTTACATACATTAATTGCTTGAGACCTTTCATCCAACGACCTGCTTTAAATTCGTCAAATGCCTTAAAGAGAGGACCGATAATAGGCATCTTTCTGACATTATCCGTAAATTTCTTTGATAACCATTTGCCTAAATCTTTAACCCAACCTAATATCATTCCACCTTTACTCTTGCCACCACCAGAAGGAGTACCGCCTGCCTTATAGTCAAGGAAAGCATTTAAACCGTCGATTGCATATGATATGAAAGAAGCTCCTGGAATTGGAAGTGCACTAACGATTGCAGATATTATTTCAAGTCCTCCACCAACAATATCTCCCTGCATAAAGCGAGAAACAGCAAAACCTATACTAATCAGAGATCCCACAAACGGAACACCTTCTAGAGATTTTAATAAACCTCCAACGACTCTTCCAAAAGTGCCTCTCAGCAATTTAGCTCCTACTTTAAGAGTTTCTTTTCCAGCTTGTTTTCCAAAGATGCCGCCAATAATTTTACCAAAACTCTTAATAAGCTTTCTTGGTATACCAATAAGACCGTCTACAATTTTTACACCATACTTTTCTACAACTTTTCCAAACCAGCTTTCACCAGTAAGAAGAACTTTAGATATAATTTTTGCGGCACCTTTGAAAGGTCCGTCTGTTTCAAGACCATATAAGAGAGCAGCTATACCAGCAAAACTTTGAAGAAATCTTAAACCCGTTTTCAAAGCTGATCTTAAAGCAGGACCTTTGAGAAATTTAAACAATGATGTTAAACCAGGTCCAACCATACCTTCATCAGATTTATCTCCACTACCTTTTAAAGCATCAGCTAAACTCTTCTTAAGAATTTCAGGAAGATGTTTTTGAATTTCTTCAAAACCGTGTTGAGTAAACCCATCAAACTTTACAAGCTGACTTTTATCGTTTTTAGTTTCAATGAAAGAAGTAGGTTTAGCTGCGATTTGAGCTTCTTTGTCTCTTTCTTCTTTCTTCTCTCTTTCAGGCTCGCTTTCTGCATTACGCTTGTTTGCTTCTTCAAGCTTCTTGGCTAAGAATTCAAACGGACCTTTAAGCATTTCACCAAAACTCTTTTTCTCTTTTGGTTCTTTGTCTTTCTTGGTATCGGTATCTTCAGCTTTACGTTTAAATCTATTAAAGATTCCAGTCATCATTGACAACTTAGAATCAAACATTTCTTTGAGACCTTTAAGAGGACTCTCTTTTGCTTCAGGCTTTGCAGTATCTTTCTTTTCTTCAGACTTGCGTTGAAATCTTTGAAAGATGCCTGTCATCATTGATAACTTAGAGTTAAACAATTCTCTTAAGCCTTTAAGAGGACTTTCTTTTACTTCAGCTTTAACCTCTTGCTTTTTATCTTCTTTTGGTTGCTTGAGCTTATTAAAATAGTTTTTTATAGAATTTAACTTCTCTTCAAACATTCCCTTCAATCCTTCAAGAGGCTTTTGATTTCTAAGAGATTGAATCCATGCGCCAACTGGACTAAAAGCGTTTGCTATTGTATCTTTAAATCCTTGTTTAATAGACCTTCCAATAGATGTTAAAGACTGAACAGAAGATGCAAACTTGCTTACAATTTGCTTTTTAATGTCGTCAAATGTCTTTGCTGGATTGAAATTCTTAAAAGGATTTTCAAATGTAGGAAGCTTTTGTTTCTCGAGTGTTCTGTATAATGTAGTAAAAGGACTAAGCACTTTACCTATTCCAGCAGCAAGTCCTCTTTGAGCATTGTTGAACATTTCAAACGCTGAAACAACACCTTTATCAAAACTCTTTTTAATATCTCCTGCAATTATTCCAACAGCTGAAAATACAGTATCAAACTTTTTCTTTATGTCTGCTTGAAGTGTTGCGTTGAAAGTCTGTACACTTGTAAATACTGAAAGAACTTTATTGTATACAAGTTTGTCTAAACCTTTAAATGGATTTTCAAATTTAAATCTATTTAAAATGTCTTCCTTTTTAATATTTGCAAAAGGATTAGTAATAGTCGGCAGCTTGAAGTTCTTAAAAGGATTTTCCAACTTAGGAATTCGCTTTAATATTTCTTCTTTTAGTAGTCTAAAAGGAATCAAAGCTTCGCCTATTTCTTTAGCAAGTTGCTTCTTAACATTTTTACCTGCATCAGTAACAAATTTAAACGCTCCTTCAATTTTCTTTGAAGCTTCCTCTTTGATAGATTCAAACGAAATAGGCTTTTGTGTCGTAGTACCAACTGGCATCAACTTCTTGAAAGCTTCTTTAATTCTATCAGCAATGTTAGAACCTTCCTTCTTAGATTTAAACAAAGCTTGAATAGCTTCTAATTTCTTTTCAATCTTGTTAGGAAGATCTCCAAAAAACGTTTTAAGCAAACCAGGTGTTGCTGTTAAACCTTTAAATTGGTTAGCAAAACTAGGAGAAACAGTCTTAAAGAAGTTCTCGAAAGTAAATGCTTCAGCAAAATTAAAGCTAGGCTTTTTATCTTTTGAAGCTTCAGCTATTTCTACAAGTCTATTTACACCTTCAGCAATTTTAGGAATGTTTGTAAGATAACTCTTTAACGACTCAGTTGGTTGCTGACGTGGCTGTTCAGAAGCTACTTTAGTAGTATCAGCTTTTTCTTCCGTCTTTTGTGGAATAGGAGCAGCAGACACCTTAGCGAGGAGTTTATCACTAAGGTTTTTAGATAACAATACAGCAAGACGCTGTACGAAATCGTCAGCTTTTATATTGAACTGATCAACTATTCTTTCTACTACTGAATCGATAATTTCGGAATTGGCCTCCACGCCAATTACTTAATATGAAATTAACGTAGAGAGAACAAAGAGCCGTCAATAGGAAGAGATAAACCTTCTTCAATAACAAGGTTATCTTCAATTAACTTCTTATACTGTTCAATGTATTGAATAACACTACTAATAAGATAAGCTGGAAGAGTTTCAATAGTCTTTAGACGAGACTTAAATGTTACTGTAGAGAGATCTAGAGATCTGTCTCCAACAACGACATTATTAACAGACTTTGCAATCTCGTTAATAAAGGTCTCTCCAAGAAGCTTTCGAAGCTGTTCTGGTGTCTGTACATCCAGTTCAGCATTCTTATAGATTTCATCATTAAGTTGAGACTCTACAGCAATAGTAGGAACTCCATAAGTGATAGAGATAGTATTGTATGAAAGACTTCCGTTAGCAAAAGCTTGTGAGTTAGTTCCTAATGTACTAACAAGTTTAGTAATAACATCTTGAATGTTAACAGTTACTGTAGTCTTATCTTCTTTAGTAAGAACAATAGTAGGAGAGATAGAAGCTACTCGTGTTCCAAGAACAAACAGTAAACGATCAATAACACTGAACTCATATCCAAAAGACTCTCCAGCATAAGACTCTTTCATAATACGAGCAACAGTACTATTAAAAATTGATTGAGTGAGAGGAGAATCAACAACCGATTTGATCAGATCTTTAAGATTATTAGTTGTAAGCTGACGAAACTTGTATGCCTTTCCATCAGAAAGAGTAATGTCAGAAGTTTCTGTAACAGAAACGGAGTTTAATAAATCGTAAAATTCTTTGTTTGGAGATTCGCTCATAACTCTATTTACTCTCAAATTTTATATTTCTCAACTAAAAATCATTAATTGCTTCTTCTCTTCCACCAATTACTTGTGAGTTGTTAGGTGTTTCATCACTTTGTCTCTGTTGAGCTTGAATTGCTTCTAGCTTTCTTACAAAGTACATATACTCACCAGGCGTACAACTTTCAATGTATGAGTTTTGCAAATGTCCTAAATATGCTAAATAGAACAAGTTATCATAAAATACATCTAATGGTTCGTTGAATACTAACTTTGTAAACCAAAGAACTGATTCAGCTGAAGGTACGAAAGTAAAATTCTGTTCAACTATTCCGTATCTGTCAAGAAAGCTAAAGTTTTGTAATTCTTTTACAACACATTCAAAATGCTTTACTATATCAAGAGCAATCTTTGCTGGCAGTTTATCAACAAATAATTTAGCATCTGTATTGGTTTTAATTGATATTAGTTTATCTCCTATAGTTACTCCACCAACAAAATACAAATAATCTTCATCTGTCTTTTCTATAAGACGTTGAGTAGTTGGAGGTTCAAGATGTATATCAAAGTTTTCGTTTTCGATAGTTTTACTAATAATGCTCTTATCAATTACGTTTAGATCCTCTATGATCCAATCAATACGAAGTTCTAAAGATGTTTTAGCTTCTTCTTTTGTAAGATTAATCTTTGTTCTATCTCCAAAAGTATTAATCCTTAGTTGCAATATACAAGAAAGAAGTTCAACTACCGATAGTTCTTGAAAGAAAGAAATTGGCTCTCCAGTTAAACTAACAAGAATATCGTAGATAGTATCAAGAAAGCCTGGCAAATCTACTTCATCACCATATGTAGACTTTAGTAAATCTTTATAAAGACTTACATTTAACTCTTTACATAAAACGACTTTATCGTTTGTTTTGAGCTTGAAGCGCATGCTAACTTACAAAAGGATTGCTAGACTTGGTGTCTACACTATAATAGTTATAGATAAAACTAGCTTGTCTCATTGGTGTTGTTGTCATTGGTGCGTAATTTAATTCTTCATTTGATACTGATATGCAACAAACATCATAAAATGTCATTGTCATAACTACTCCTGGAACAGCATCTGGATTGTCTTGGCTAGAATCGTATGGTGCTAACTTATAACAGTATGCATCGGTTCTGTATGAGTCTTTACCACCAGCCCATAAGCCAAATGTTCCAGTTGCAATGACCCATGGTCTTAAAAAATTATCAGCAAAAGATACGTTTGTATCAAGGAACGACATTTGCATTTCTGGTAATTGATTTCTACCCTGTCCTACATACGAACGTTGAAAAGCATTAGACATTATATTTCCTTCTGCATTAACTACAATAGACTCTCCTGGAATAGTAACAGCTTGAGCAAATATACATCCTTTATTACTTTGATAGTCATCTCCAAGAACAGCATCAGCAGCAGACTTAATCTGCCATTCTTTTCCTTCGTACTTTAAGGCTTTTTCAATAGATGGAAGAACTCTACCAGCCAAGTTATCAAAAGCAACTACCCATTGAGCTCCTCTCCAAACCGACCCAACAGGAGTCGATAGGATGTTATATAAGAAGTGAGGTATTCTCTCTTCGTAAATGTCAGATGCCATTATTGTGTACCAGGCAGGGCGCTAGCTCCGCCTTGATCTCCCGGTTGTTCACTAGCAGGATTTTCTGGCGGTGTTGTCTGTACAGCCGCTTCAGGCGATGCAGCCTTAACCTGTAGAGTTTGAATATACTTTATAGCTTCATCAACTGGATCGGTGTACATCGAATCACTATATGTAACTGGAGCTCCTTCACCTTGTACAATTCCAATAGTTACAGGAGAATCATTTTCAGGATCAGAAGAATTATCTCCACCAGTAACTGTAATTTTAACGTTGTCTAGTCCACCAGTAATATAAAACTGTTTATTAGCTAATGCTTTTTTAGCAAATTCTGATACTTCTTTGTCTGTATTGAGATCTAAAAGATTAGCATTTTTAAGTTCTTGAACAAGTGCTCTGATGCTATCATATAACTTTGAACCAGTGTAATCAACATCACTAATGTCAAGTGTCTCTCTCAAGGACCAGGAAATACTTTCATACAGACTATCAAACTTTTTGCTCATACACTTATTTATTGCAACAGCACTAGAAAACCACACAAACTTTTTTTGTTGAGCTGTTTAATAGCTCAACGATTATTCGTTATGATAAATACAATAACAACCCTTAACCGCTGTAAAGAGCTTTTCGATTGCTTGTTTTAGTTGCAGTTCTACTTTTGAAGCTTCTTCTTTAGTAGGAAGAGGGTTGAAAGTAATCTTCCCCGTTATCATATATTGAGCAATTATTTCGTGTACAAACTCTTCAAACCCATTAACTGTTAAATCTCGTGCGGACTTGAAAGTGCCAACCTTTTGGTAGATAGGAGCTCTATTTAGTTTGACAAATTCCCCATGTGTTAACTTTGTTATATCAACACCATTGAATGTATCCCAATTCTTATCAACACTACTTAAATAATTTTTAATTATATTCTCAATGTTTTTCATTAATTTATCACAAAAATTATATTTACCCTCTCCAGTAATTTTATTTTGAAAAGGGTAAAGAGAAGAACTAAAACAATGAGCAATTCTATGAGCCAACATCCACGGAGTTAATATATGTTGGGCCTTACTTCCTTCATTAGACATAAAAACAGTAATACTATTTTTGTCCTTATCAACAAGCTTTTTTACTTCGTCCCGATCTTTGTTAGTAATTTCATAATCTTGGAGAAAGATATTAAACTCGAAAGGAATTTTCGTGAAAATGTTTTTCTTTAAATAATCTGCATATTTGTCAAATTTTGTGGTAAACATTTCTCTCTCGCCTCTACTGAGAGAATCTTCTTCCTCTTCGTTGTCGTCTTTTGTATAAACATACTTGTTTGGTGTTTTGCCTAATAAGGAAGAAGTTCTTTGGACGTTACTGATGGCCATTTCCTCAACTTTTTGGTAGGCCTCAAAAAGCAACTTTAAATCTTTATCTATTTTCATCAAAAGTTATTTATTTAAAAATTTATTTTTTCTCTACACTCAAAACTCGTTGTCTTGTCCAATGTCTTTGTCGAAGATATAGGTCCAATGAAAAGAACACCATCTATCACATATCTAAAAAAGAATCTCAACTCAAACTTTATTAAAGAAGGACCTTTTTTCACTCTAAAAGTGAAGTCTTCTTCTAATGATTTTGACAAGCTCTATATTGGAATGCATGAACCATACTCTGATGGTTGTGAAGATTGTCAGTATCTCGTCCATTTTGGAACAGAACAAAACATTCTAAAGGATCAGTATGGAATTGATGATATTAAAGATGTCGTAGCAATTGGAAATAGTATTGCTACTAAATCAGATTTAACTTTTAGCGATCTCGAGAAAGAAGTTGAAGCAATCAACAAAGCTCGATCACTCAAGACAAAGAAAAAGCTTCTCTCCAAAGAGAATAATGTGAAGCATACTATGTCGAATTATATCGATCAATATGTAGCACTTATTGATGGAGAGCGTTACTATGTAACAACTAACAAATACAATGGTAAATATACCAAATTCAGTGTTAAATATTTCAATAGTTACGAAGATGTTACAGACAAAGTCGTCTTGAAGAAGATCAAAGATCTGATTGAATCTCGTTGAGCTGTCCGTCAGTTCGATCGAAGATATAGGAACAATCAAACAACACATGAACGTACTGACCAACACCAATAATACCAACTTCACGCGAGCCTCTGACGTCAAGATTCCTGACGTCTATAACCGGAGGTTCAAGACTGGCAAAGACGATCTCGACTCCGTATTCGGTGGTCTTGGCTTTCTTCCTGGCATGGCCTTCACATTGGCTGCTGCTCCTGGTACTGGCAAGACTTCGATGCTCATTCAGATCCTTGAGCTCCTTGAGCGGACTGGTAAGAAGACTGCTTATATTTCTGGAGAAGAGGGCATTGAGCAGCTTGCATTTACTGCAAAGCGGCTTGGTGTGACTCAGGTTCCTCTTGCGAACATCACTGATATTGATACGATCTGTGACGAGATCAAGAAGAATAAGTTCGACTTTGTCGTCCTTGACAGCTTGCCTGCTCTGACGACCAAGAAAGCTCTGAACAAGAAGCAGGTCGAAGAGTATGTCGCAACCAAGATCATCCAGACTGCCAAGGAGCAGGAGGTTGTGATTGGCACGATCTTGCACTTCACGAAGACTGGAACCTACAAAGGCTCGACTCTTCTGCCTCACAGCGTTGATGCAAACCTTATCATGACTCGGAACAAGGAGGATGATGGTCTGCGTGACGTTGATGTGACGAAGAACCGGTTTGGTTCGACTGGCTTTGTGAGCTTTCCGATCACGGAGACTGGCTTCGACTTCCAAGCTGTCGAGACTGAGCGACCAGGATCAAAGTCCAATAGTCCTTCCAAGAAGGACTTGGTCTTAGAAGCACTTGGTCAGCCTAAGACGATCCAGACTCTAGTCAACGACACTTCAATCAGCTCAGGCTACATGGGAGTGTTGCTCAGGGAGCTGACTCAGGAAGGTAAGATCAAGAAGAATGGCAAGGGAGTAGCAGCGATCTACTCTAAGAAATAGATCGTATTTTCAATAAGTATTCACGATGAAAACATTAAATCTCGTGAATACTTTTGAAATTCTTGCTACAGCTTCTGCAGTAGTACTCGAAGGAAGACTCATCATTCCTTCACTTGTTGATCTTGAATATGAACCTGACAATGAGTTCTTAAAGCTTCAGTGGCATGAAGATGGTTTAGACTTTGAAGTTGCCTTTACAGAAGGCGACAATCAAGAAGTCACAGTTGAAGGTCCTGTACTGACTCTTACAAACAACGAAGGTGAAGAAGAGCAGATTGAACTTCTTACTGAAATTGATGTTGAAAGTCAATTGAATTACTAGTTGACAAATTGTTTGATTCGCGGAAGATGTCTTTCATGAGAAATGCACCTTTCAATGTAAACGATAGATCTGTAGTATCTTTTGAACTCAAGTGGCCAGTTCGTAGACTGATTAGTCTTATTAAGCACAGCAAGTGGGGTAGTGCTATTGAGGATGTTCCTGGCCTCAAGAGACCAAGAAGTATTAAGTTTGGAGACTATTCAATACAAGTTCTCAAGCCTATTAGGAACGTAAAGAAAGTAAATACAAAGACTCTGATGCAACACTACCTGGATGGTCTTGAAGCTCTCAAGGACATCGAAGAAGGAAAGACAAAGATTAGTTTTGATCGTTCTTATAGCTTAAACGATGAGCAATATAATGGATGTCCGACTTTTGGAGAACTTTTCACAAAGATGTGTCAGTATGGAGAGATGTATCAAGATGTTGAACATACCGAAGACATGAGAAAGATTATAAGTGTTCTTGGAAAACTAGAAAGCTGTACGCAGACGCCAAATGTTCTAAAGCTGAAAGCAAGCCTCAAGCAAATTCTCGAAGACGAATACAATAAACAAAGTAGACCTGTCCAAGAGTTGAAGTGATGGTATATGCACAATGAAATGCATTCACTGCAATAAAAAAGTTTGGAGCCAGCAACAATATGGCACTGAAGACAAACCAGTCTGCTCCAAGTGCTATGGAGATAACTTTAGAAAAGAACTAGAAGAAAAGCGCAAGCTACTCAAGAAATAATCTATGGAAGAAACCAACACGTCAAAAGAAGCACAGGTCTTTGAACTCTGCAAGGAGCTTGAAGATACTATGAAGGAAAAGAAGGCTCTTGTTAAGGGCTTTAACGAGGAGATCAAGAGGCTTAAGGCTGAGATCAAGGACCTCATTGAACCTCCAGTAGACCTTCCCTAAATAAAATTTACGGGCTTATAGCTCAAAGGTTAGAGCAGAGGCCTCATAAGCCTTTGGTTCCAGGTTCAAGTCCTGGTGGGCCCAATTACTTTAAAATATATGTCTGAAGAAAATACAAACATCCGGTCCGTACGTCTAATGAATAATCATAATACAAAAGATACTCCTCACTCAATTGCTCTTTGGTGTTCTGATCAAGACGAGAAGATTAAAACACTTCAAGACATTTGCTTGGATAATCCTTTAGATCAAGAAGCTAGAAGTATCTTAATACGATTAACTCAGATTCAAGAAGAACTAAAAGAGTTGTCTATCGATTGTACTAAACGACTCTTTGTCTAATATGAAACTTGAACTTGAAACTAAACATGAACAGTCTTTAGCACAAACTCTTTTTCAATGTTTTGCAATAGTAATAAGTTTGGCGTTGATTGGCCTAGTAGCTTGCTTTATACTCATTCATACAACTAAGACAGTAATCCAAAACAATCGTCCAATACCAACTAGTTTACTTTATCATGGCAAAGCTACCAACTAAATACAAACCAAAAGCAAAGAAGGAAAGAGAATACATTAAGACTATCGTCTTCAAGTACGAACCTACTTTTGAAGAGCGAGAGTCAATTATTCAAAGAGCTATACTGTGTGAGCAAGCTGAACAAAAAGGAAAAGCTCTTCGTTGGATTATTATAGAAAAAGATATGACTTTAGTAAAAATTAAATACTTTTGCAAAGAGTCTAAAAAGAAATCGTTAAAGAATGATTGACGAATACTACGAAGGTAAAGGCTGTAAGTGTCATGCTCATTCTGAATGGGAATGTGCATGCCCTGATGTAGATTGGACTGATCCTGAAGTCTATAAATTGAGAGATGAAGTTAAAGAGCTTAAGAAGTGGAAAGAAGCTATTGAAGAGCAGCTTGAGATCTGTGGTTTGAATACTATAAACTATAAAGATCCAAAAGAAGCTCTGTATCATCTTGTTCATTATCAGATGGAAGGAGCCTATAATGAGGGTGTGAGAGCAAGTGGATGGAAAGAGGCTGTTCTTGAAGAGCTCATAACCTGGCACATTTATAGTAGGGAGCATGAGAATAACCCTAAGAAAGCTTTGCATGATTTGGCTGTAGTAAACTCTGATGTAGCAATTTATTTTCATGAGCAAAAGAAGTGGCATAAGAAGCTAAAGAATAAAATTATTGAGATCTGGTATAGTACACCATTCCCTTATTGGCTTTATAAGATTGGAAAAATTCAGCCTCCTTTATAGTTGACACCTCCTCCTAAAGCATATAGAATAAGTATCAATAATGAAATTTGATGAGGCTATAGAATCATATTTGCCCAAGCAATGGTCTGATACATATCAACAGCTTATAAAAGAAGCTCTCATTGTCTCACATGGTGTTGATCATCTTCTCAAAAGAATTTATACATCTGAACTAAAACCATATATACTAAAAAAGCAATTTGATCCAAACCCTCTGACAACTAATACAAAATATGGTAAACCTGTTGTTTTAAATCTTTATCTTAAACAAGGATATCCCAAACAAGTATTAGATAGTTTGCTTAGTTTTAGTGGTTATTTTATTGCAAAAGAGATAGAAGATAAAGAGGAAGGGTATGTTGATCTTTTAATTGAGCCAAATAAGCCATCAGAACTAAGTGAGAAAACTCTTAGTAAGATACCATTCTTCTATCACATCACAACAGCTACAAATGCAGCTAAAATAAGAGAAATAGGTTTAAATCCTAAACTATCTCAGACAACATTTAATCATCCAGGAGATAGAGTTTATCTATTTTATACAGAAGGGAATGGTCAGCTTATTGAAAGCTGGAAAAGAACACTAGCCAGAAGTAAGGGTTTAGAACCAAAAGATATGATTGTACTGAAAATTAAAAAGGATACAACAACAAAATATTATTTGGATGAAAGTGCATCGAGTGTTCAATACAATTTACTAGCTTTGTTTACCTTTAAGAGTATTCATCCAAAGGACATTGAGATTACAAATCTGTGAAATTCTTCTCTTGACACCTCCTCCTAAAGCTATATAATAAGATTATGTGTAATTGTGTAAGTCATCATTATTGGAAAGTCTTTTCAAAAAACAAAAAGCATATTAAGACTTATTGGTTGGATGACCCTCGTTTCTTTAAAGTAAAAGATAAAGATTTTGTTTTAGAATATTTTTCTAAAAATGTCATTAAAATTTATAATATAATAAAACATACAGATTTAATTTATAAGAGTTGGATACCAGCATCTACTAATGCATTAGATAGGTTTATGAATAAGCTTGATACCTCCTCCTAAAGCATATAGAATAAAATTATGAAATACAAATTAGACATACATAATGGATATCATTCAGTATATGCATCTGTACTTGATGAAAATAATAATTGGGTGTGTCATTTGAATTTTAACAAACAACATATCGAAAGTTTGGATAATAGATATAATAAAGATGGTATGTCAGAAGCTTCTTCAGAATTAGATGTAACCATAAATCAAATATTGTTTAAGGTAAAAGATAAACTTGGTTTGGCTGAATCTCTTGACACCTCTTCCTAAAGCATATAGACTGTAATAATGGACAACTACAAAATATCAATTGATAGGAATAACAATCTCATCAGTCTCATTTATTGGGATGGAGATAGTGCT